TGTGGCGCAAGGGCGAGATGAGCGAAGACAAGGTCAAAGCCGCACGTCGCGAAGAGGCTCAGGCCGCCGCCGACATTCTCGGGGCCAGTGTCGAGTTCTTCGATATCGGCGATTACCCGATGCGCGCCGACAAGGAAACCTTGTTCCGTCTAGCCGATGTTTTTCGCCGGGTGCAACCGGAGTTCGTCCTCAGTCACTCGCTCAAAGACCCGTACAACTACGATCACCCGCTGGCCATGAACCTGACCCAGGAGGCGCGCATCATCGCCCAGGCCGAAGGCTATAAACCGGGTGAGAAAATCGTCGGTGCACCGCCGGTCTACAGTTTCGAGCCACACCAGCCCGAGCAATGCGAATGGCGCCCCGATGTATTGCTCGACATCACTGATGTCTGGGACAAGAAGTACGCGGCCATCCAGTGCATGGCCGGACAGGAGCATTTGTGGGAGTACTACACGCGCGTCGCCCTGCAACGCGGTGTGCAAGCCAAACGTAATGTCGGGATCACCTCAACCCGCAACATCGTTTATGGCGAGGGTTACCAGAGTATTTTCCCGCGTGTCACGGAGAATCTGGGATGAGCGAACATATCGGCAAGACAGGCGTTGTTGTGCGCAATATTCAGCGGGCCGAAGCGGCGCTAGTCGATGAGTTGAAACGCTTCGGGGTCGCGACCATACATGAAGCACAGGGCCGCAAAGGACTGTTCGCGAGTTCGATCAGGCCGATTCAACAAGGCACGGTGATCAGTGGTTCAGCCGTCACGGTGCTGGTTGCGCCGGGTGACAACTGGATGTTCCATGTGGCCGTCGAACAATGCCGGCCCGGCGATATTCTGGTGGTCGCGCCGAGTTCACCGTGTACCGACGGCTACTTCGGTGACCTCTTGGCCACCTCGCTCAAGGCTCACGGCGTCCGGGCGCTGGTGATTGAGGCCGGCGTGCGCGACACCCATACCCTGCGCGAAATGGGCTTCCCGGTCTGGTCCCGCGCCATCAGCGCGCAAGGCACAATTAAGGAAACCCTGGGTTCGGTCAACCTGCCACTGGTGTGCGGCGGGCAACTGGTGCACCCGGGTGATGTGGTGGTTGCTGATGACGATGGGGTGGTGGTCGTACGACGCACCGAGCTGCAGCAAGTCGTCGAAGCCAGTCGTGCCCGCGCCGACCTGGAGGAACAGAAGGCTTTGCGACTGGCCAAGGGTGAACTGGGGCTGGACATTTACAACATGCGCGTGCGCCTGGCGGAAAAGGGTTTGCGTTACGTCGACAGCCTCGAAGAACTGGGAGACTGAGCATGGCGCAGACCCGCATTCCCTGTCTATTGATGCGCGGCGGTACGTCGAAAGGCACTTACTTTCTGGCCGACGATTTACCGCAAGAGCCTGCGCTGCGAGATCGCGTGTTGCTGGCGGTGATGGGCTCGCCGGATGCGCGGCAGATCGACGGCATTGGCGGCGGTGATTCACTGACCAGCAAAGTGGCGATCATCAGACCGTCGAGCCGCGCGGGTGCTGATGTCGATTACCTTTTCGCCCAGGTGCTGGTGGATGAGCCGCGTGTCGATTACGGTCAGAACTGCGGGAACATCCTCGCCGGTGTCGGTCCGTTCGCCATCGAGCGCGGGTTGGTGGCGGCGACAGCCGATGTCACCCCTGTGCGGATCTATATGGAAAACACCGGACAGATCGCCATCGCCCATGTCCCAACGTCTGATGGTGAAGTGCGCTATGACGGCGACGCCCGTATTGACGGCGTGCCGGGGCAGGCCGCGCCGTTGATTGTCGAATTCGAGGATGTCGCGGGCTCCAGTTGCGGCGCCTTACTGCCGACCGGCAACGCCCGGGACGTGATCGACGGCGTTGAAGTGACCTGCATCGATAACGGCATGCCCGTGGTGCTGATCAACGCGCAAGAGCTGGATTGCAGTGGCTATGAGAGTCCCGCGCAACTCGACGTCAATGCTTCACTGAAACAGCGTCTGGAGTCCATCCGCCTGCAAGCGGGGCGGCGCATGAATCTGGATGATGTGCGCCAGCGCAACGTGCCGAAAATGTGCCTGATTGCACCGCCGCAGGTCGGTGGGGCCATCACCACACGCAGCTTCATTCCCCATCGCTGCCACACCAGCATTGGCGTGTTCGGCGCAGTCAGCGTGGCCGCCGCCTGCCTGATCAAAGGCAGTGTGGCAGCGGTCATGGCGTTGGTGGAGGAGGGCGAGGTGAAACGCCTGTCGATCGAACATCCGACGGGCGAGTTCACGGTGGAGGTGCGCTTGCAGGACGAGCGATTGGTTGGGTGCGGACTGATGCGCACGGCTCGGTTACTGTTTGATGGCTTCGTCTGCATTCCATCAGCGACCTAGCGTGGTAAAGCCGTTGGTCAATCAGGAGAGTGCCTCTCGCAAGTACGCGTAAAGAGCTGAAAACTCCATTTTTCACTTTGCTCCTGCCTATTCCGGTGGCAAGCCTTGGCTGACCTTTTTAGTGGGTGGCCGCCAACCAGCGAAGAAATCTGGAAATCTCAAACCCCAGAAACGACAAAGCCCTGAATAATCAGGGCTTTGTCGGTACAGAATATGGCGGAGGCGATGGGATTCGAACTCATGGACCTGTTACAGTCGACGGTTTTCAAGACCGATATGCAAAGCCAATGAAACCGGGGCCTGTAGCCGCTTTTCGTTACGATGCGTTTATTTTTTGACACCTCTACAGCCCGCATTCTACAAGGGGCGGATTTTGAGTTTTGTAACGGTTTTTGGGGCTATTTCGATGGCTTGGCAATGGCGCCAACTCGTCGATAAACGCGCTCGGTAATGTCTCCTTTGGTGTGCCCCAAGAGTAGGCTCGCATCGCCGACGTCGAGGATTTCCGACGCCGCTTTCGGCCTGATGTCTCTGAACTGGAAGCCTCCGATTTTCTCAGCCAGCTGAACATCGCCTTTTTCTTCAGCTTCTTTCTTGGCCCTTTCTCTGGCGTTGTCCCATCGATCGCGAAGCATCTTCGCGGTCATCCGCTTGCCGCGTGCGCTCACGATCAAATAGCTGCAAATGTGCTGAGCATTGCGCTCGGCCATTTTCCCGATCAACAGGCCCAGACTGTTTGGCTCATCACCGTCAGTAATCTGGATACGCAGCTTTTTGTGTGTCTTGTTCTGCTGCACACCCAAGTAATTTCCCTCGACATCGTCCTTCCTCATGACCAGGACATCTGCCGGTCTTTGCCCGGTCAGATAGGCCAAGTCCATCGCGTCCTTCAGCTCTTGAGCTGCCTTCACGTAAACAGCATCCCAAACAACATCATTCGCGTAATAGTCCCTCGGCGTTTCCTTGTTTTTGCGCACGCCTTGGCAGGGATTTTCTTTGGTCGTCAGTCCCCATTCTCGAGCAATGTTGAAAACGTGGGAGAGGGTGGCAATCTCGCGATTCGCCCGAACTTTGGCGGTCCGCGCGTCGCGGTACCCTGCGATAGTTGCTGGGGTGATTGAGTCGATGGGAGCGCTGTCAAACATCGGCCGAAGCTGCTTGATCTCTGACAAATTGTCCTTCTGCGTCCGTGCCGCTTTCTTCGATACGATGTCGCGGATATATCGGTCGAAGATGCCTTTCATAGTGCGCAGATCAAGCGGCTTTTCCTTCGCCTCCAGCTCCGCCCATTTGACCCTGGCCAAGTCCAGATCCTTGCCCAGCGGGATCGCCTTACCTGTCATATCCAGATAGTAATAGGCGATCCAAACCTTTCCGCTTTTTCGTGTTCGTGTCCACTTGTACATCCGAGGCGGCAAGCTGCGTGTGTCGGCCTTGCGGGGGCGCATATCAATTCACTCGCGAGTAGTCTGGTGTCCATACCGGTGCAGCCGGCGGCGGGTTCGTATCGGTGATCGTAGGGCTGATCATGCCCAGCTTCATGCGGGCATACATGCGGCCCACCAGCGGGCGCTTGCCACGGCTTTCGACGAACACCCACTGGCGATCAATCAGCCAGCGGCGCTGGTAGGCCCGGGCCTTGTAGCCGGTGAGTGCGGCCAGTTCCTCGTCGGAGAGAATTTCAGTTTCCATTGTGATGCTCCATGCCGCGCCTGGCGGTAGAAGTTGGTGATGGGTTATGCGGGCAGCAAACCTTTCGCTTTTGCTTCGGCCCGGCACTGCTCGCGAAACTCCCGGGCCTTTTCGATTGCTTGCTTCTTTGTCGCGGCCTTCCAAGTGGGACCGACCTGAATGAACTTGCCGCGCAGCTTCCCGCACCAGTGCTTCACGAAATCGCCGTTCTCGATCTGACAGATGGTGCCGGCCGATGCTTTCGGTGCCGTTGCGTAATCCACCAGCTTCTGGTCGTACGTTAATTCGGGCATGAGGATTCCTCGCCTGCCGTACACTGGCAGGCTGTTGAGTTGGGGAGCGATTACGGTTACTGGCGTTTTATGCGATCGGCGATGCCTTCGAGCTTTTCCGCCATGTACCGCATGTCATTGTTATCGCGGCGGGAGACGACGCCCGATCGCCTAACGTTGCGACCGTCGATGATCCAGGCTGCTAAGAGGATGATTGCGGATTCGAGCCGACGCCTAAGCCAGCCGGTGTGTGGGACAACCTTCATCACCACCGCTCCCTGCAAATCAGGGAGGCGATGTAGAGCGGGGCGAAGATCATGGCGTCACCTCGCGTCGCGCCCACCAACAGACCGGGCCATCGTCAGTGTCGTGAATCGAAAGGCAGAACCAGCCTTCGCCATTTGGACGATCCGGTTCCCAATAGCCGCAGTGCGGATTTTGGGAGTCAAAGTAGCGCTCCGATATCTCGTCCAGGGCGTCCTCAATGCTGGCTATCTTCACAACTAAACCCTGTTCGTCGAGCCATTTCTTGCACTTGTCGCCGTCACCCTCATCGAAAGATGGCAGATCCGGGTGCCAGAACATGCCGTTTTCATCCCGCTTTACCGGCCAGTGTTTGATAAGTCCTACGCGATCGACGCGCTCAATCTCTGCAAGCAGCAGGGCTGCCGCCTTCACAAGGTCGCGGCGCCGATCTGCACTCGGCTTGAACTCCCCGACTACACGCGGCCAGGCCGTGCTCAGGCTGCGCGGCTTCCCGGCGAGGCTTGCATAGGTGGAGGCTGCTTCGGCAAGTTCGCCATTGACGTATAGGTCATCGCGATACAGCGAAAAGCCCTCGAGGGACACTTGGCGTTGCCGTTCGGCCATGACGTCCCGCGCTGCGCTGTTGAGGCGAATTTCGTTTTCTTCAGACATGACTTCTTCCTTGCCGCTATAGCGGCTGACTTTGAGGGGGGGGATGTTGCTGTGCTCGTGCTGGTTAAAAATCTAGATATTAGGAACTTTCAGGCGTACTCTTAACAGCATTTTTTAGAATGCAAGGAATGCCGCAGATTGAACAATAATTTTTGGGGGCGTAATTCAAAATACGCCGTTGCTTTAATGTGGGCGCTTTTGTTCCTAAGTTCGATTAGCTGGGTTTTAGTAGGGTCGGTTTCTTACTGGGTGAAGAACGGATGGTTACCCGCTGATAGTGCGGGGTGGGCGCAAGCTATAGGCGGGATGCTAGCTGTGTTGGTGGCAATAGCCGTACCTGCTTATCAGAGCCGAGAGCAACAAAAACAACTTCAAGATAAAGACTTGAAAATTCGCGCTGATGGGGTGCAAGCCACGAGAGCGCTCATGGAGCATTTGCTAGGCGTACAGAAACGACTGCGCAAGGGGCTTTGGGATTATCAAATTCGAAGAAGCTCTAATCGCCCTGTAGATGATGCTCTTGCCTCCGCTCACGATGCAAAGCAAGCCGCATCGATGCTCAGGGAACTGTCGGTAGTGGCATTGAGTGTTGAAATGGTTCATTTCGTAGTAGGGATGCGGGAGGTCGCAAGTTACGGTGAGTTCGCGACGAGAACTATTGATAACCCACATGCAGTTCTTTCACCAAATACGCTGCAGGCATTGGATAAAAATATTGCTTTGTTGAAAGCATGGATTACTGAACTTGACGAGCTGGAATAATTTTGTTTGTGGTGAGCTAATCTGTAGAAAATTTCTTCAACTTACAAAGTTGATGTGCAGTTTAGCCTCCCGTCGAGGTCGTCCCAGTATTCTTTCGGGCTGAACCACAACCGATCCTACAGACACACGACTCGACCTTCCGCTTAGTCGATCTCTTAGCCGTAATAGATTCGCTTGGTCTGCACGGTGAAAATCGCGGCCGCAGTGTGGTGCCAATTAACTCCGGCGCCGTTGCAGTGGTAACGGAGGCGTTCGACTAAGTCGCCCCAAGTCGATGCATCAAGCGCGGCGCCGGCCGCCAATGTCGGCAGCGGCTCGGCCGGTTTGTTTTCTGTGGGCATGGGGATACCTCGGGGTGTGGCCAAATGGTAGCATCAGTCGCCGTCGTATAGGACAGATTGATGAAGTACAAATTTGAGGTGCTGTTATGTTTGGGTGTTTTTGGAGCAGGAGCAGTGTGGTCTAAAATACTCTTCCCAAGCGAATTCTGGAAGGTTGGGAGTATTCACGATCTTTTTGAGATTTTCGGCGCGATAGCAACGTCAATCGCTGTTTACATAGCGGCTTCGTGGAAGAAGCAACTTGGTTCCTCTAGGGATTACGAGCTTGCACGGAAAATTGCTATTGCAATTTTTCAATATAGAGAAAGTTCGATAGAGGTTTGGGCTGCTGCTTATGACTGTCTTCAAAAGTATTCTGAGCAGGAAAACTTGGAGAAAAGTCTGCGAAAAGAATTTGCGCTATCTATTGAGGCACGCTTAGAAAATGCTCAGAGCTTTAGGGCAGAAATCCAAGCTCATTTGGTTGAGTGTCGGGCAATATGGAAAAACGGAATCGATAAGGATTTTTCGGAAGTTTTTTATTTTGAGCAGGTATGCTCAAAGTGCGCGAGACTTTATCTGGCGACTATTTCTCCGGAGATTCATCCGCTAGATGCCATCACCGCAAGGGGCCAGCTTCCAAGATTTAAAGAGTTTCTTGAAAAAAAGGGGATGATATCTAAAGATGCTGCTGCTCTCTATATGGATGAGGAATTGAAGTCTATTAATGCAAAACTCGAATCTATTATGAAATAATTATTACGTTTTTTAGAATTCTCAGCTATTTACAGCCGATCAGTTGTTGGTCCGAAGCTGTGGTGGCGCACCTGGCCAGCTGTTATGAATGCTCTCTACAGCGCGGTGTCGGTCTGTGTCTCGCGCTGCCAGATAGACGAACTGTTTGAGGCTCGATGCGATCCGCGATGACATTGGCGCGCTGCCCGGCAGTGGGTTGCGCGTCCATCCCGAATCGACTGATGCTGCCGCCGTTCACCGCGGTGTTCGTGATAGCCGGACCTGATGAGCGCTTTGGCCGTTTTGATGTGTTCAACCATGGTCACGTTCAGCGTCCGGATCTCCAGGTTGTAAACAATGGTGTCGCCATCTGAAGGGCAGGCGGCGGTGAAGGTGTGCCGGTAAATGTTCATAGGGGATCCTCGCCGGCTGGCGTGATTCGTAAAAGTGGGGTATGTATCCTGAACTCGCACAGGCAGGAGGCCGACATGAGGTTGCAGAGCGATGTAGATGCGCTAGCGGCTATCGAAGAGGACGCTAAAGCGATGCTGAAACGGATAGGGCTGCCGGATGACGCAGTGAAGCTGGAGGTGGTCGTGTTCCTTCGGGAGGTGATCGACCTAACCAGCTACATGGAGTCGGCGCATCGGCTGGTTGAAGCACCGAGCGTTGTCTGAGCTGGTACATTGCCGGCCGTTGCGGTATTTGTGTTGGGCCCGGCATGGAGCCGGAAGGAGAAGCAGGTGTCGGATTCGCCTTGGGATATGTTGTCGGCTATCGGCACGCTAGCCGCCGTTGCTGTTGCTTTGGGCATTTCTGGGCATGCTGCTTACATAAATCGGAGGGCCGACAAGGATCGTTCTGAATTGGTTGCAGCTAAAATGCTCAGTCCAATCACGGCACTGGAACGAAAAGCCTCTTATCTCTTCGCCTGGTTTTGCTTCAATAACGAGGAGCCGGCTGACGGATATATGAATGTTCTGAGGGGCATACAAGAGCTCGATGTAATGGCCAGTGCTATTTCGATTGATGATCTGTATCCGTTGTTACTCTTGAAAAGTCATGCCGCGAAAAGGTCAGCGAGAGCGTTGGGGTTAATCCAAAGTTTTTCCGCAGATGCCATTGCGATAATTTCACACCATTCTTGGAGCGATATCGCGCGGCGGAAAACTCACCATGAACGGTGGGTCGTGATGCTTTCTGAGATTAAAGATCATCTTGCTATCGCCGCGTTGGCTTGTGAGTCGGCGGCCTCTACTGTCGCACCACGACCAACCGCAGAAGAAATACAAAGGTGACCGCCGCCCTCCGTGACAGGTGGTGGCAATTTGGTTTTAGTTGGGGTATTACGGGTGACCGGCATGGAGCCGGATCAAGAGGGTGTGATGAGAGAAAAATTGGGTCTTTCGAAGCGTTGTGGCTTCGCTCTTTTGGGCGTAGCGGTGATCGTTTTACCGATTGCATTGGTTGCCGGTTGTATCGACCTTCCGACCTTTAGTGCGGTTGGCGTGATGTGGTTAATTGTTTCGGTAATGATGATCATGGGAGAAAGCGTCACCGAAGTTACAGTCTGGACAGCGACGATTAAGCGAGACGTGCAAGCCGCAAAGGATGCACGCGACCAAGCTGAAGCCGTCCGCGATGAGCTTCGATTTGCCCTCAAGTCTCTCATAGAAAGCTCAGAAATTGCCTTTAGCGTGACCCGAATTACTGAATGCTCCGATGGGGTGCTTAAACGGCGTCAAGCCTCAATCGAAAGATTGCAGGAGTTCGCGGAGCCGGACGCTGTAAAATTGCGAGATTGGCAGCAAAACCTGGACGCGCTTCTGGGCCGATAGCTTGCGAGCGCCTGACAGCGCGACCTGACGTAGGCGCATTTGTGGTTTATAGGTCATCTCTAATCAGGCGCGCGGAAGCATTTTTCATTGGAAATAGCATTGGCGTACTTTATATTCGCATTCCATTTCAAGGTAGATCCCCATGTTCGCATTAGCACTTATAGGATTAACTTTCGCTCTGGTGTTAATGAGTGGAGTCGCCTTTTATTACTATAATGTGTCAAAAGACGGTAAGTCAGTCAGGGGGTTGCAGCCGTTCAGTCCGTTTCTCATTGGTGTTTGTGCACTTGCCTTTGGTTTAGTAGTTGTTTTTCTTTTTTATATTTTTGTGGATGTAGGTTTTGAAATAAAAAATAACATGGGGCAGGTTGGGGATTTTGTTGGGGGGTTAACTAATCCGGTCTTAAGTTTTATAGCGCTTTTAGTGTTGTTGCGCTCCACTCTAATCCAAACTGAAGAGGCCAGAAAGACAGCGGAAATTCTATTAAAGCAGCAACAGCTTTTGGAGCACGAACGGTTTGAATCAGGATTCTACTTAATGCTTCAGAAATTTGAGTCATTGCTTGAGAAAGGTGTCAGAGCAAAGAAACCAACAGAAGCTGGCTCAGTAGCTAAATTATCTCTGGCGCTTCGTAAAGATAGGGAACAGTTGGATGAGCTTCATGTGCGCAACCGGTACAAGAAGGTTGTTGAAATTGTTGATAGTAATATTAAGACGGACGTTGAGAAAAGATTTTGCATAGGCGCTGTTCGGCTTTGCAGTTTTATCGATGATTCAGATCAACCACTTTCTCGAAAAAAATACTATATGCGGATTATGTTTGAGGTCCTTGATCCTCATGAGACAATTTATTTGCTTAGTTGTATTTTTGTATCATTTCCTTTCATGCGTCGCAAGCTCAGAAAATACATGCTGGCATTTGCGATTAGACGGGAAAGCTTCATTTCTGGTTTTGTTCATGACTACTTTTCTAAGAGCTATAAGAAAAAGCGTTGAGCTTGTGATGTGCCTTTTTCGATTTTATCGAGGCTTGATGCTTATATTATCTTGGTTAAGAATATCATCCCCAGGATCACGCGTTATCTCGGCTAGGCTCGGGCTCCGAAACATCCTCGCCACGTTCTCGCTTATCTGCACGCTGTGTCGCGGGCTCTGAATCGATTGATAAGACAGTGTCGGCCTGATTGCATGAGCGTTCAGAATCAAGTTTTGCAACGCCTCGCTGATTTCCTCGATATCGTTCCAAGCCATCAACTCTTCAACCTTCTGTCGTGTGCCCAGCCGTAACCGATGCCGCAATTCCTTCTCGTCGAATTCGATTCGCTTCAGCGCGGATTTGGCTGATCGTGTCTTTCCATCCATTGCCATGGCCTACCTCTTCAATTCCGCTGGCCGGCAAGTCCAGCCAGGTCTGTCGTTTGCGTTGGTGGGGTCTTCGTTTCATGAGACTTTGAATTTGATTTTGTTCTCGCTTGCGATGAGCTGGACGCGTTTGTGACTGATCTTCAGCTTGTTGCAGGCTTGGTAGAGTGATGCGCCGCTGTCGGCCAGTCGCTTCAGCTCCGGCGCGATCTTGTCCCGTTTGGCGCGCAGCTTGTCACCGTGCGCGGTGCCGAAGGTCATTTCGCGCTCGCCGGAAACCCCTGGCGCGACTTGTTGAACCTCACGGCCGGCGCCGAAGAACTGTTCCAGCGCTCGGTTCAGGTGAGCGGTGATCTGATCGCGCGGATCTGGGATTGGAGTACCGATCAATGCACATCTTCCGCCAGGCGGTTGGCCTGCTTCTCGAACGCGATAGCCATGTTCACTGCTACCTGATAGTTGAAGCGGAAGGCCTTTGTCTTGCCGGTAACCAAGTCAACGATGTGATAGGCGTTGCCGACCGTCTTCACCTGGAAGCGCACTTTCTTATCCGGCGCCACCAGTCCAGCAAGCCGGGCGAACTCTCCACGGGCTGCGTGGGAGCGAACAAACAAGGCGTTGAGAACTTCCCGGCGCTGTTGCATCAGTGGGTGCATTTGCATGGCTGATCCCTCGGTGGTGGGTTGCGTTTATTCCCTTTGAAGGGCATGGGCATGGAAAAGCAATTCGGCAATTCAGACTTATTCAACGCTGCTTCGTAGCACCGCATAGAATCCCTTGGTGGCGGTATGGCTAGCGTGGAGATGTAAAATATTGCGTTGAATACGAAGTGGTTTTTGATATGTCCAAAGAAGAATTAGGAGTTTCCGCTATAGAGTTGAGGGTGGTCGGTGAGTTCTGTGCGATCTACATTGAGGTGGTATGAGCCCGTGACACGCTCTCAATTGAAAATTTTCTAAAGAGTCACACTTCACTGCCGACAAAGGATAATTACCAATCACGACTGCATCGAGGATGAAAAATGGATTTGCGTTTAACAAGCACGGCTGTTGGGTGCACTACATTCAAAGGGGATTTTGCCGCGCTAATTCATAAGCTAAGGTTTGACAACGGCGATACCGTCCTTACAAGCTGGAGCATAGACGCATGTGCCCGGCTTATCGCAGTGCTTTCTCAACACCTTAATCCGCTTGACTCTATAGCCATTAACACAGCCGCAGAAGACCTCTTTCAGTCGAAAGAAGGACGGCTGACACAAGCCGAAGTTGAAATGCCTGGCCTTGACTCTGTCGTGGGTGAGATCCTTGGGGTATCCGTCGGCCGCGAGCTTCACGTCACCTTACGATTCACAAACAGTGGCGACGCCAAGGTCATCGTTCTCGGCCTGGATGAGGCTCGATGCCTGATGGGCTACTCAGGAAATACTCTGCAGCACGCAGGTGTACTAGAAAAAGTAGTGGTGGCTTCACATCACTATGTACAACCGATCACTCTTTTCACCTGCAGTTTCAGTTCTGGCGGAGAAAAAATTCATCACACGAGAAATGAAGATATTGATCCGAATCATTACAACTTACTACCAAACCTATACTCCGTTACGGTAGTTGACAATTCCAACCCTGCAAAAAAACAAGTGGTTGGCGGTTTTCTTCTGAAAACCATTGATACTTCCGGTCAGCCAGGTTTTCAAAACAGCGTCCTCGAAATAATGAGCAGTACACCAGGATTTATTACATTAGAGAAAAGTAAAATCTCTTACGTTACAGTTCGCATGGGCGTATCGGACGGAGGGCAAATGACGGAAAAGGAAATGCTTCACCATTTTATTGAACAGTACACAACATATTCTGTAACCGGTAATGCATAAATAGCTTAGCCCTCTCAGTTGCTGAGAGGGCGGTTTCGGTCTTTACCGAAAGGCCTCAATCACTTCAGCAAAACCCTTATTAACGAATATAAATTTTCTCCTTGAGGGTTCCCGTCGTTGGATGCATTTTTTAGACTTTCACGTTAATTGGAGCCTCAAGACGCAAATCGTATGTGAATACTTAACGTCGCTCCTTCTCCTTCTCCTTCTCCTTTCAAGTTCACTCACGTGGACTTCTTTCTAAATCCCAGGTGCCGTCAGCGAGCTTGACATTCAGTCCCTCCTGCAGGACCCCAAACGCCAGGCTTTCATAGCGAGTGACTATCTACCGATTGATAGCTCGGCTCGTCTTGCAGTTGACAGCGAGTCTTCCTGCTAACCCAGTTCGATCAGCATTATTGGATGGTCGTTGGCTAATACAACATGCGGCGTACAGCTGTTGGAGCCTGTTTAAGTAGGCTCACTGTATGAGGTCCGGCGCTCCTCATAGCCGAGGCTCGGAGCGCTAATTCATTCTTTGTCTCTCCCTTCTCCCGCTGGGATTCGCGGAGCGCATTGCTTGCCGGGTCATTCACTCGGTTAAGGCGTTTCACCATCGAGCAGCCGTCCAGGTTGTTCCTGTCGTTGGCAGGCTTTCGGGCCTGTCTGCTCGCCGGTCGCCGGTAGAGGCAATGCGGTCTGTTTTTTGTAGCGCTGACTGTTAAAGAGCGGCGGTTCTGTTGAGGTCCTTCGCAGTGGCTGTGTGTCGCTGCGATGGGTTAACAATACCTCCGGTATTTCTGGCGGTCAATACCGCCGGTCATGTATTTTTCAGAGGACATGAAAAACCCGCTCAGCGGCGGGTTTCGGATCGGATGAGGAAGGAGGAAGCCCGGCACTAAGCCGAGCCTCTAAAATGCTTTATGGAGTTAAGAGGTAGAGGTGTCCCAGTCGAACCACTGAGCAGTCAGGCGCTTGAACCAGCCCAGCTGGCTAATATTTTTGTCCGCTTCCTCCTTAGGATATAAGGCTCGAATTACATCGTTTCTGGCGAGAATCTCAAGAGCTGGGAGCGTTGGTGGCTCGTCTGCCTCAATCCTGCGGATGCGGCTCTTGTACTCTCGAATCTTGGAGGCTTGGGAGGAGGGATCATCTAGAAACATCTCCGCCTCAATATCTAGGTAGCGTTTGCGCAAGTCATTATGTAGCCACGCCCTCTGCCCAGTGCCAACTACCAAGTCGACTGCCGAAGCGGCTGTTACCAAAAGCGCCGCCGCACCTGTCACGTACGCACTTGCCCCGGCAATTAACGACGTTACTGCGGCTGAGCCAAAGATGATGCCGATAAAAGCAGTGAACCGACCCCAGCGAAGGAAAAAAGCCCCCCTTCGCATGTGGTATCGGATATTGCGCTGTACATAAAAACTAAGCTCGTGAAGCTCAATTTTAAGGCTATCGGCATCTTCCATCTTCAGTTCCCTTTAGGTGGGCGCGGGACGGGTCGGCTCTCCGATATAGTATTCGGGCCGTTACCACGGTCACTTTTGCTCCAACCATCATTTGTGTGAACAGGTCTGCTTGGTGGCTGTGCAGGTTTCGGTGCTGGTGGATTTATAGGCTTGTCACTCATACCAGTCTAGCTCCTTTTATATTGATCTTTTGCCATGTTGCAGGTCACATGACGGCGACTGGTATTAGAGCATCCCGCCGCGCCAAACCACGCGTCCGATGATGCGGACTTCGTTTATTTCACCGTCACGCAGAATCTCATCGCCGTACCGCGTCTTGTCCGAGTTGTCGCTACGGATGATCCAGCCCTCGATGTCCGACTTCACCAGACGCTTCACGATCGTGCCTTTGGTGGCGCTTTGCATGGCGAAGATGTGGCCATCTTTCGGCTCAATACTCGACTCATCCACTAGCAGGACGTCGCCGTCGTTGATGGTTGGCTCCATGCTGTGCCCGCTCGCATAGATGACGTCCAGATGCCGCTGGTTCAGGTTGTTCGCCCGTAGCCAAGACGACCTGAACGCCATGACGCCACGAATCTCTACGTGAGGGTTTTCTTCGCCGGTACCAGCTGATCCTTGAGCAGTGAGCTGGAGAACGCCGGTGTAACTAGGATCATCCTTAAGATCAAATCCTCGCGGAGGGATTCGTGTATCAATCGCATGATCAGCTGCCGTCGGACGACGGTCGGGTAGGGCGGATGTCATTTTCTCGATTTGAGCTGCAAGGGTTGGGCTGATATCGGATATCGGCACATCAAGCGCCCTAGCAAAAACTACCGCTGCATTAACACTCAGCGCCGTGCGGCCATTCATAAAATGGCTCACAGCGCCTTGGGTTACCCCGTCTCCCAGCTCGGATGCGAGCTTTTCCTGGGTGAGCTTCAGCTCCCCACGTTTCGCTTGGAATATGGATTTCAAGCGCGCGCTGTCTTGCAGCTGCCATTCGGATAGCGGAAGCCGTCGGGAGTCTTTTTTCATACGGTGATCTTATTACCCACGGTATTAATGATGCCAATATCGCCGGTATTGACCGAATACAATACCGGCGGTCATACTTGCGACGGACAACCATACTGAGGACGTCGCCATGCGCCGTATCCCACTTTCTGAATTCGCCAAAGAGCACGGTCATACCAAGGCTGCGCAAATGCTTGGTTGCACCCAGGGTGCGCTGAGCAAGGCAATCCGCGTCGGGCGAGACGTATCGGTGACTCTTGAGGACGACGGCAGTCTCTCGGCGCTGGAGCAGCGCCCCTTCCCGTCGCAAAAGAGCGTCGCTTAACCATGTCTTGTCCTGAGTGAGAGCACAGCCCGCTCAAACCCATTCAGGGCATGCGATCAAGTTTGACTCTCGACTGATTGGCCAATGATTCAAATGCGGGCCAAAGCCTGAGCTTAGAAGACAAGGGCAGGGTGGAAACTGGAGCACCTGCAAAGCAATAAAGGGCGGCTATCTCGCTTTGCGGTTCTGATGAGTCGGTCACGGATATGTCCTTGATCATTCGATAAGCAAATGATCGCGCCGCTGGTCGCGCAAAGCCACGTAACAATTTTCGAGGTGTGACATGCAGGAGTTGATGAGGGCGATCTATGACGTGGTTGACGACCATGGCACCAAGAAAATCGCCGAAGGCGCGGACTTCAAGTCGCGGACGCTTCTTTCCCAGAAGGCAAACCCGGACTACGACACCCACCGCATGAACGTGGAAGAGCTGCATCGGATCATGAAGTTCACCCAAGACTTCCGTCCGCTCAAAGCATGGGCGGAGGCGTTCGGTTTCGAGCTGGCTCCGAAGAAAAAGCCGGAAGGCATCAATCTCAACGCCGCACTTCTTCGACTGCATGCCGACCTTGCTGACGTTACTCGCCTTGCGTTCGACGCACAGGCTGATGGGCGCGTCTGCTCGGTCGAGAAAACGAGCCTGCTCAAGGAGGCGGAGGAAGTGATCGTCAGCCTGGAAGTGTTCAAGCAGTCCGTGAAGGCAGCCTGAATAGCAGACACAAAAAAGCCGACGGAGAAGGTCGGCTGATTCGCAAAACTAGAGAGACCTGATTATGCAGAGCCAGCCAAATTCTAGCAATACCCAGAACAATGTCGCGACACGTTTTCAGAGTTCGCAAAGCGTGTCGCAACACACGTCATCTCGTTTTGCCGAATTGAATATCGGAGCCTCGCTGTGAGCGTTCAAGCAATGTCATGGGCGCTGTCTTTGCCCACGCAAGTTCTCAAGGATGCCAGTGCCCGGCACGTTCTGCTGTGCCTGGCCAACTATGCCGGATCGAATGGTGCTGGCGCGTTCCCGTCGGCTACCACGCTGGCTCAGGACACCGGTCTTTCCGAGCGCACCGTGCGTTACAAACTGAATGACTTGGAGACGTCCGGGCTGATCAAGCAGGGCAACCAGGCGATCGCTGCTGTTCACATTGATCGCCATGACCGACGCCCAGTCGTTTACGACCTTCAACTATTGCGGGGTGCAAGTGCTGCACCCCGTTCCGAACGGGGTGCAAATGAAGGCACGGGGTGCAATCCACAACAGAACGGGGTGCAGCGGCTGCACCCAATCCGTCACTTAACCATCAATTAACCGAAGAGCAGCAACAGCGCGAGATTGATGCCGCGATCGCAGAGCAGAACAACGCCGCAATCGAGCCGCAGGATAATCACCAGCGCTTCTCCATGTTCGCGACTTGGTTGCCGAACGAGAAAGCGTTGTCGGATCAGATCGCCATCGCGGGGCTTCCGGCCGACTGCGTCCCTGACGAAGCGGTTCGCAAGTTCAAGGGCTTCCACTGCGCCAAGCCAAACACTCTCGATTCCGGCTCCGGCTGGTGCTACCGCCTGGTCCAGTGGGTGAAGCGTGAGCGAGTGCAGGCAGCAGGTCGTGGTCAAGAGCCTGATTTCAACGACACCAGTTGGGGTGATGACCTGGGAGGTCTGTGATGAAGTCTGTTTCGAGTGTGCTGCAAATGTTACCCAATGTGGCGTCGGCTGAGGTCGCGCCAGTGAAGGCGGATGCGGGTACCGTCCAAGTCATCAACGCACTGTTCCGCGAGCTGATGGCAATCTTCCCGGCGTGGAAGCAGGCTTGGCCTGATCAAGAGGCCGTCAACGCCGCGAAAGCCACTTGGACCAAGGCGTTCATGGCCGAGAAAATCACGAAGGTCGAGCAGATTCGCTTCGGCATCGAGCAGTGCCGGAAGCTTGGCTCTGACTTCGCGCCGAGCGTAGGCAAGTTCATAAACCTGTGCCAGCCCACGCCTGAAATGCTTGGGCTGCCACCGCTCGAAACGGCGTTTCGCGAAGCGAGCCGCAATGTCCATCCGTCGATGGCCGGCCAAGCGAACTGGTCACATGATGCGATTTGGCACACGGCCAAGGAGTCGGGTTTCGAGAGTCTGAACCGCCTCGAAACCTCGCAGGCGCGCAAGCTGTTCGAGCGCAACTACGTGATCACCGTGCGCCGTTTGATCGATGGGTTGCCGCTCCAAAAGATGCCGCTTGCATTGCCCGCCCGAGTTGACGGCCGCCGTACACCTGAGATCGGAAACAGAGCGCTCTCCGAGCTGCGCGCCATGAGATCGGGGGCTGCCCGTCATGCCTGACCGCCGCCTGGCTGTTCCTGAAATCGATACCTATCGCTTCGCAGTGTTCTGCTGCTCGTTCAAGGTCGATCTGAGTTCGCCGCCTGATCACGCGCTGGCGCTGTTTGCCGACGAGGCCATGGCCAAGCGTTATGGCTCGTGGATGTGGCCTGGGACCTACGAAGTCGTCGACGTAGTGACGGGGAAGCCTGCATGCGAGTGAGCTCGAGAAAGCTTCGCGCCTCGGCAAATGGCCAAGAGTGCACCGTCCGGATGCCAAGCATCTGCAATCACAATCCAGAAACCACCGTCCTCGCGCATCTGCCTTGCGGGCAGAAGGGTATGGGCATGAAAGGTTTTGACACCGTGGCGGTGTACGCGTGCAACGCTTGCCACGACGTGATCGACGGCCGCGCCGCCGGCGAGATCGACTGGCAGGACGTGCCGCGCGCCATCGCCGAAACCCACGAAGCCCTGATCAGGGCTGGAATTCTCACCGTTAAGGGGGCCGCATGAGTACCGCCGCGGTGAAGATCACCGAAGCTGAGATCAAGCGCCAAGTGGCCGGCACCGTACAGGACGTACGCGACATTGAGAATAAGGGGCTGTACCTGCGCTTCAACAAGGCTCGAACCGGTGGCTCGTGGTACTTGGTGTTGAAGGGCAAGTGGAATCCCATCGGCACGTTCCCCGAGCTGACTCACAAACAGGTTGTAGCTGCGCTGCCGTCGCTTCGGTTGCGTCTGGCCGCCGGGGGGGGCGCGAGCCTGTCGAAGTGGAACGCTGTTGGTGAACTGCTGGACTGGTTCGCTGATCGCATGTCGCGCGATCGCAATCTGTCGACCAAACGTAAAAACACCGGCGCCTCGATCATCAAGTGCCACCTGAAACCGCGCCTCGGCGAGCTGCCCCTGATCGGCATCGACAAGGCCGCTCTCGACACCCTGCTGATGTGGCCGCTGCAGGAGACGGTTTCCATCGACTACGTACGTTCCGCGTTTCAGCTGTTGGCCTTGTCATTCCGGCAAGCGGCCAAGCTGGGGATGATCACGTCCAACCCGATGGCAGCGATCCGGTTCAACGACTTCTCTAAGGCAAAGGTCGGCATCAAGCCGTCCCGTCTGCGCGGCGTTCAGTTGGAAGGCCTGCTCGGGCAACTGGCCGAAGTCATGAGCACCGCGCCGCTGGATTCGATGCTCGCACTGATGATGCTCTGCCATGGCACGCGGATCGGTGAAACCCGGATGGCGCGCTGGTCGCACATCAGCCTGGCCGAACGCGAATGGTTCATCCCGGCCGAGAACACGAAAACCGGTGTCGAGCATCACCTGCCCCTGACCGAGCAGGTTTGCACGCTGCTGACCCGGTACCGAGAAAGTCAGTACGCCCGAGGCTATGACGGCCAATGCCTGTTCCCTGCGCGCAATGGCAAGGCGCTGGGCGAGGCACAAGGCTGCGCCGTGTTCCGTCGGTTGGGAAAGGGCGAGTGGACCAGTCACGACTTGCGCAAGGTGGCGCGCACTGGCTGGGCAGATATCGGCATCGACCACTTGATAGGCGAGCTGCTAATCAACCACGCGATGGGGCACAACGTGAAGGTTTACATCCAGTCGGACGTGATGAGCCGCAAGCGGGATGCCCTTGAACAGTGGCACGCACATCTAGATCAGAAAGGCTTTGCAGCGATTCATGGATTGACCGGCTTTAGATTTGAAGATTCTGGTAATTCGCTGCGAGCCACAGACCATAAGGCCTGCAAGGCCATTGAAGAAACAACCATAGGCGAGGTTTCAAAACATGCAGAAAAGGCCAGTGCCTAGCTTTAAGCGGGAACGGATCGAGCTTGAGCCTTGCTCGATCTGCAAGGGAAAAGCGGTTGTAAAAGGACTGTTTTATGAGCTGGTTTGTGCTGATTGCAACGGCTCAGGTTGGGTTGTTTGGGGTAGCAAACTGGTGCTTTCTTCGGACGAGTTAGTCACTCAGTTAAGTTTCAAACTGCAGCACGCTCAGCGTGAAATTTCCGCGCTGAAAGTTTCGCCACCTATGGCTGGACCACAGAGCCAATACGAACAATCGAACCGCCTGGGAGCGGGCGGAACAAATTACACAGGGGATTGAAAGAATGATGATTCGTAAGCCAGCAGGCCGACCATTGGGGGACACCGAATACCTACTTGAGCAGTGGGGCTGGTGGAGGATGGATGGAATAGGGGTTCCTGGTTACACGTCACCGACTTTAGCGCTGATGCGCCAAGCGGTAGCCCAGCCGTCTGCGAGTAAGAACTACTGCATCACGGATGACTGGGCGATTGCGATTGACAATGCGGTATCTAGGCTTGCGCACCGCGATCAACAAATGGGTGATATCGTTTGGCTGTATTTCGGCGTCAAGTGGCCTATGGCAAGAGTTGGAAAGCATTATGGTCTTAGTGAGGGCAAAACTAGAGAGCTGGCGAGGGCTGGTGTCGCATGGGTAGATTGTGCTGTTGAGGTAAATAGACTGACCGCGTGACTAGTGGTGCCTCAGCACTTTTAACGGGAAATTCAATATAAGTTGGAGATGACAAGGTATGAAATGGATTTTTCATTTTTTGGTTTGCAGTTCATTGCTTTTTGTTTGTGCTGTGAATGCTCAGCAAACTGCTGATGTAAAAGTTGGGGTGCCTTCAGCTGAGACGAAAAAAGAGATGGGCGCTGGTGCACAAAGCATGATAGCGCCTACTAATAATAAAAGTTACGAGTTGGAGCTGTTAAAAGAGCAGAATAAGCTAATCAAGGAGTTTCAGTCCCAACAGCAAACGACGGTGTATTGGGCGTTGGGCGGTGTGTTTGGCTTAGTGATGATTTTGGTGGGCGCCAGCTTCCTTACGAATTTCAGATTCTATGAGCAGGATAAAGAACGTCTTAAAGTTGAGCTTGATACCAAGCTCGAAAATTTTGGGGCGGCACTAAGCGTTCAAATGCTGGATTATCGACGGGAGGCAGATCAATCTGTGGAGCGAAACAGCCAGCGAGTTCAAGATATTGTACTCGGACAGCTTTCAGAAATGCGCACCTCACTAGATACTGTACGAATGGAAATATCTAACGATTTTAAAGGAGTAACGGAAAAGCTTCTCAAAGTTGATAGTGAACTATTCGCAATTCAACGGTCGCTTTCGGATGCGGAATTAGAGCTTCGAAAGGTGGAGCTAGAGGTGTGGGATGCTAAAGATATTCCAGACAATATGATGGTAACCCTTATCCAGGCGTTGACTGCGGCGGCTCGGGCTAGCGATAAGAATGGCGTAACCATGGTATACCGAAAGATGATCAAAGTTCTGGATAAAAAGTATCACGATAGCGGTCTTGAAATGGGTGTGGAGGTGTCAAATTACATTAAAAGAAGCCTTGATTTAGGTGCTGAATTTGATCCCGTGGGATTGGCTGAGGTTAAAAAGTCCCTTTCTGAGGTTACTATTGAAGAAGCGGTAACTTGATTTTTTGGAGAGATACCGCCTCCAATGACTTGTGTCTAAAATTAAACTTTTCCGCGCGGAATAGATCTGTTTTTATAGCAGCGTGAATTGCTGTGAACGCAGCGAGACGCTTTCAAGAACCCGGCCATCGAGCCGGGTTTTTTGTACCTATTACAAGCCCTGCGATTGAGCGGGTCTTTTTCGTTTTCGACCCCATGCCTGACTCTTTGCCCTTCGCGGATGACAGTGCCATGGAGGTCGAACCTATTTGAGGGCAACAGATGAATACGGAGCAACAAGCTCTCGCGGATGTACCCCTTTGGCTTCTGATACTGCTGAGCATGGCGGGCTTGTCCGGTGAGATGCTGAGAGCATCGGGCAGCGACCTCGGATTACGACAGATCCTGCAGCGGGTTGCCTTACGGTTTCTCGCGTCAGGCCTGCTGGGGATGGCCACATTGCTGCTAGCGATGGCGCTCTGGAGCAACCTCTACCTAGCTGCTGGATTGGGCATCGTCATTGCGGTGATTGGTGCCGATGTAGCCGGTGGTTTATACACCCGATTCTTGGCAAAGAAGGCAGGCGTTCAAGTCGACGAGTAACTCGCTGACAATCGAATATTCCAAGTAGATCTGGAGCTGAGATCGCCGGGGACCCTAGGGTTATCCAAAGGGTACGGGGTCGGAAACCCGCGGGAAAGCGTTAGCCACAGGGCTGGAAAGTTAGTTGACAGCGGTTGACAGGTTGACAGGTTGACAAGGAATGCCGGGTTTTCAGCAACAGAATTTGCGTGATCCAAACAAAGGTTTTTAGTGAAGTCCCCTCGGTTCTATTGGGCTGTAAGCGTTTTCATGCCTGTTCAATTTCTTGAACAGCAGCCCCTGTGCAATGGCCAGAAGGCTTGTCAACTAAGCCGGGTTAGTTGACAGGCTTAACAAGCCACGACGATGGAGGCCGCATGGCTTTTGTAACTCGCAAGGAGTACTGCGAGCTGAAGGGGTGGTCGAGGCAGTACGTCGGCAAGCTGGTCAAAAATCAACGACTGGTTCTGAACGCTACCGGGCAGATTGATGTGGAGGCCAGCGAGCAGCTTCTGGCCATGACGAGCGACCCGAGTAAGGCCGCCGTCGCCGCTCGACATGAGCGCAATCGCCCGAAGCGGAGTGATCAGCCACCGCTGGAAATAGTCATCGCAGACTTTGTAGATGACCCCTCTGGTCAGGTACCCGACTTTCAAAAGTCACGCGCTCTTCGTGAGCACTACCTATCGCTTCAGGAAAAAGACAACTTCCTTAAAGCCCGAGGCACCTTGGTAGAGCGCAAGGCGGTCGAAGATGCGGCCTATAACGCCGGTCGTTTACTGCGCGATCTTTTGCTTGGAATGGCGCCACAGCTATCGCCTGAACTGGCCTCGCTGTCTGATCCATGGCAAATCGAAAAGCGTCTGACGTCGGCTTTACGACAAACACTGGAAGATGCTGAGCGGCTGTCAGCAGCAGATCTACAACAAGCCATTACCCCGAGCTAAACCTATGTCCTTAGAAATGTCGAACGGTGCGACGGTGTACCGCGAAGCGTATTTCCGTGGGCAGCGACCAGAGCCAGATGTCTGGATTGATCAGTGGGCCGACGAGTACATGCGCATTCCGCGCGACACGGGTGCGGCCGAGCCTGGTCAATACCACACTTCGCGCACCCCTTATGCGCGTGAGCCGATGCGCTGTCTGTCACCTGCCCACCCGTGCAAGCGGGTGGTGACCATGGTGGCTTCGCAGTTGATGAAGACGCAGATCGCCTTGAACTGGATCGGCGGCCTGATCCATATGGCCCCGTCCAACATCCTGACGTTGTTGCCCAGTCTGGGGTTGGCCAAGCGGGTATCGTCGCGGATTGGTAAAACCATCAAGGCTACGCCGGTTCTGCGTGAGCGCGTGGCGTCCAACCGCTCACGAGATGCGCGCAACACCATGGACACGAAGGAGTTCGAGGGTGGTTCGCTGTACATCACCACGGCCGGTTCTGCGGCCAACCTGGCGGAGCTTTCCGCACGCTACATCTACGGCGACGAGGTTGATCGCTGGAGTGTGGACGTTGGCGAAGAGGGCGACCCGGTCGAACTGGCCGAGACTCGCGGCAGTACTTTCGGCCGTAACGCGAAATTCTATTTTTCCAGTTCGCCCACGGTCAGGGGGGCGTCACGGATCGCTGATCTGTTTGAGGTCAGCGATCAGCGTTACTACTACGTGCCGTGCCCAACCTGCGAGCATATGCAGGTGCTGGAGTGGGAGCGTTTGCATTACTCGGCGGATTTTCAGGTTGTGCATTACCAGTGTGCCGGCCCCGACTGCGACGTACTGATCGAGGAACGCTATAAGGGCGAGATGCTGGCGAAAGGGGAGTGGCGAGCACACACCCAGGGCGATGGCGAAACCATTGGTTTTAACTTGAATGCGTTGTACTCGCCGCCCGGCTGGACCGGCTGGGCCTCGTTGGCCAAGCAATTTGAGAAGGCTAAAAAGGCTCAGGCCAAAGGCGATCTGGAGCCGATGCAGGTGTTTTACAACACCCGTCTGGCCAAGGTCTGGGATAGCGCTCAGGAGCAAACCTCGGCCGATGTGCTGAGGGATCGGGCGCGGCTGGAGAACTACGGGCTTGGCTCAATGCCCGACGGCGTGTTGATGCTGACCGCTTCTGTTGACACCCAAGCCAACCGCCTGGAACTGATGGTGATGGGTTGGGGCGCTGGCATGGAGCGCTGGGTGGTCGACTTTCAAGTGATCTCCGGCGACCCCGCCGATGAGCGCACCTGGGCGGCGCTGGACGGGTTACTCAAGGCCCGTTACCGACACCCTTGTGGTGCTGAGCTGATGATCATGGCTACTGCGGTCGACTCCGGTGGTAACCATACGGATGAGGTCTATCAGTTCTGTCGTATGCGCCGCTGGCGCAGCGTGTTCGCCATCAAGGGGGCGAGCAAGCGGGGCCGGCCGGTGATCGCGCAGCGACCTTCGATGGTCGACGTGACATGGAAGGGCCTGACTGAACGGCATGGCGCCGAGCTTTGGATTGTCGGTACCGACACGGCGAAGGACTGGATCTACAACCGCTATGCATTCAACACCGGCCCGGGAGCGCTGCACTTTGCCAACGACCTGCCGGATGACTTTTTCGCCCAGTGTGTGGCTGAGCGCAAAGTCACCCGTTACGTCAGGGGGCATAAACGCATCGAATGGACCAAGGGCAAGGCCGAGCGCAACGAAGCGCTCGACCTGTTGGTTTACAACCTGGCCATGGCCCATTACCTCGGCATCAATCGCTACCAGGATCACGATTGGGCGCGGATTCGGCAGGCGGTCATCCAGTCGGCTTCTGGCGATAGTGGCCAACCCGTTCAGAGCGAGCGGCTCAGCCGGCCAGTCGAAACACCGGCAGCACCACAGGCGCCTCAACCAGCCGTGAAATCACGTCCGACAACGGCCCCCCCACAACGCCGCAGCTCCACCAGTGGCTACCTGAAGAGACGCTGATATGTCATTTACGAAAAAGCACCTCGACGCGGTTGAGGCGGCCATTGCTCGCGGTGAGAAAACTGTGCGCTACACCGACCGTACCGTGGAATACCGCACGGTCGATGAACTGCTCGCGGCGCGCGCGGAAATACGCTCGTCGCTGGCACGCGACGCCGGGCCACGTTCGCGCGTGGTCCGCCTTTATCACGGGGGCAAGGGACTTTAATGGCCCGACATTTTCCGACGTTGACCCGTAACGGCTTTGTGCTGCCGTCCAACATCAAGGCCAGTTACGAAGGCGCTGGTGAAGGCCGCCGATCCGCGAACTGGGACGCTCCCGACAACGGGATCAACAGCATCAACACCCCGGCACTGCGCAATTTGCGGTCGCGCTCCCGGGCAGCGGTTCGCAATGACCCGTATGCCTTCAACGTCATCGACAAGCGCGTCAGCAACCTGATCGGCACCGGCATCACCCCTCGGCCAGCGACCGATGATGATGTCCTGCGCAAGCTGCTGCAGGAGCTGTGGAGCGATTGGGTTGATGAGTCTGATGCGGATGACCGCACCGACTTTTACGGCCAGCAGGCGCTAGTGGCGCGCACGGTGGAAACATCGGGCGAGTGCTTCGTCCGGTTGCGTCCTCGCAGTCGGGACGAAGGTTTGGCGGTTCCGCTGCAGTTGCAGATCCTGGCGTCGGAGTTCGTGCCGCACGACAAATTCGAGAGCACCAAGAACGGCAACGTCATCCGTGCCGGCATCGAGTTCACGCCCGGCGGCAAGCGGGTAGCGTATTGGATGTACCTGTCGCACCCGCGTGATGCGGCCTCGTTGAATGCCGGCTACAACCAGCTAGTGCGCGTCCCGGCCGCGCAGGTGCTGCACATCTTCGAACCGGTCGAACCTGGCCAGTTGCGCGGTGTGCCGCGATTGTCGCCGGTACTCAAACGGCTGCGCAGTCTGGACAACTACGACGACGCGGTGCTGTTCCGTCAGGAGGTGGCCAACCTGTTTGCCGGTTTCATCAAGCGCCCGTCTCCTGACGCGGGTCCGGCGCCACGCGATCCGGTCACCGGCGCGTTATTGGATCTGGACCGCGACGGCTTCACGCCCATGGTTGCGCTCGAACCCGGCACCATGCAGGAACTCGGTCCAGGCGAAGAGGTGGAATTTTCCAAACCGCCGGACGCGGGCAACAACTACCCGGACTTCATGCGTCAGCAGTTGATGGCTGCAGCGGCGGGTAGCGGTACGCCTTACGAGATCCTCACCGGCGACATGCGCGGCATCAACGATCGAGCGCTGCGGGTGGTACTCAACGAGTTTCGGCGTCGCCTGGAACAACTGCAGTTCAGCGTGTACGTGCATCAACTCTGCCGCCCGGTACGGGCTGCGTGGATGGACATGGCGGTGCTGTCGGGTGCCTTGGTGCTGGACGATTACGCACAGAAGCGCCGCCAATACCTGCGCACCCGCTGGGTGCCACAAGGCTGGGCTTACATCCAGCCGGTGCAGGACGTGCAGGCGCGAGCGATGGAGGTGAGAGCCGGTTTTTCGTCGCGCAGCGAGATGGTTTTGCGCACTGGCTACGACGCCGAAACGGTCGATCTGGAAAACGCTGCTGATCTGGCACGCGCCACCTTATTGGGCCTCAACTACAACACCCTTGATGCCGTCGAAGACACCGACGACAAGGAGCAACCATGAGCAAGCGCGCGAAACCGCGTATTTACAACCGCGCCGGCAAACGCGTCGAGGTCAAGGACAAGACTTGGTACGCCGTTCATGCCAGCGGCGAGTCCACCGAGCGAGTGATCGAAGTCTTTGTCTATGGCGAGATCGGCGCGTGGGGCATCACTGCCAATCAGTTCGTGCAGGATCTGCGCGCCATGGACGACGGTGTGTCGCCGGTGGTCGCCGCGTTCAACAGTATCGGCGGTGACCTGTTCGACGGGCTGGCCATGCACAACGCGCTGTCGCGGCTGGGCGAGCGCTGCACCGGCCGGATCGATGCACTGGCCGCGAGTGCGGCCAGTGTGGCCGTGTGCGGCGCACACCGCGTAGTAATCGCGGCCAACGCCATGTTGATGATTCACAACCCATACACCTATACAGGCGGTAGCGCTGAGGACTTCCGCCGGGTTGCTGATGTATTGGATCAGACCTTGGAGGCGATCATCGCGGCCTATAAGGCCAAGGCTCCCGACATTGATGACGCCGAACTGCGGCGAATGGTTGATGCTGAAACGTGGCTGACCGCCAACGAAGCGGTGGCTTTGGGGCTGGCCGATGAAGTGGGCGACGGCGTCAAGGTCAAAGCCTGTCTCGGTCAAGGCGCGGTGCTGCAACGATTCCAGAACGCACCGGCTGATTTGCTGGCCCAGCTCGACGAGCCACCTGAAGCGGATCCTGATCTTGATCCTGTCGATCCGCCGCTGGCGCCGCCAGTAGTCGACTCGGCCAAGTTGGCATTGATGGTCACTCAGCGCTGCACGGCGGCAGGCATCAGCAACCTGGTCGAGCCGCTGCTCAAGTCAACCCAGCTTGAAAGCGAAGAGATCGTTTTAGCCGGTCTGGCGCGCGCCAAGGCGGTAAACGACCTCTGCGTGGCTGCGCGGCTGCCGGAATTCAGCGCCGAGTATGTCGCTGCAGGTCTGGACGAGGCGGCGGTGCGGGCGCGTCTGTTCGACAAGATTGTCACCAGCGGTAAGGGCTTTGAAATCGACAACAGTCTGCCGCTGGCGGACGACCTGGCGCCCAAGGTGCTGGCCAAACAACCTGACCCCAACTCGATTTGGGCTGCTCGCCAAGCGGCCCAAACTGGAACCGCGCAAAGCGCGAAAGGAGCAAGAGCATGACCATCAAACAGGAACCGATGCACGCGGGTGAATTCCTGCTGTCCGAAGGCGCCGGCAATATTTCGCGTGAAGCGATCAACGTCGCGGCCGGTCCAGAGTTGTGGCCCGGACAAATCCTCGGACTGGTGACCGCCTCCGGCGAATTCGCACCGTACGAACCGACGGCAGAGGACGGCACTGAAAACGCGGTCGCCATTCTGTACGGCCCGCTCGGTGAATCCGATGTGGTGCGTCGCGGTCGCGCCGTGGTGCGGTTGGCCGAGGTCAGCGAAGCGCACCTGACCGGTCTGGATCTGGCCGCCGAGAAAGCACTCGCCACCCATTTCGTGATCGTCCGCTAAGTCGATCCTTTTTTTGTATGCATCCCGCCGCGTGCGGGATTTTTCGTTTCTGGAGAGTACCCATGGCCGATATCGCCATTTTTGAAGACGAAGCGTTTACCGTTACCTCGCTGACTGCTGCACTCAATGATCAACCCTACCTGCCGGGCCGCATCAGTGCCTTGGGCCTGTTCCGCGAGGAGGGCATTACCACCCTGACCGTGCAGATTGAAAAGGACGGTGACACCCTGGCACTGGTGCCGGCCGGTGAGCGCGGTGGTTCTGGCCTGGTGGTTGCAGCGAGCAAGCGCAACCTGATCCCGTTCAACACCGTGCACCTGCCGGAGCGCTTCACCATAAAGGCGGACGAGATCCAAGGCATCCGCGCCTTCGGCACTCGGACCGAGCTGCAGGCGGTACAGGACGTGGTCAATGCACGCCTTGCAAAGGCGCGTCGTCAGCTGGACGCAACCCATGAGTTCCAGCGCATGGGTGCCCTCAATGGCCTGATCTTTGATGCCGATGGCCAAACCCCGCTGTTGGACATCTATGCGGCCTTCGGTGTGCAGCGTCAGAAGATGTCCATGGGGCTGACTGAGGCCGGTACCGAGTTGCGGGTTAAGTGCGGTGAGGCGCTGGACATGCAGGAGGACGCGCTGGGCAGCGTGACCAGTACCGGCTCGCGCGCTTTCTGCGGCAAGAACTTCTGGAACAAGCTGATTGTTCACAAGTCGGTCAAAGAGACCTATCTCAACAGTCAGCAAGCGGCAGCGCTGCGTGGTGACGCCCGGGAAAGTTTCGAGTTCGGCGGCATCATCTGGGAGCGTTACCGTGGCAAGGTCGCCGGCGTGTCTTTTGTCCATGACGACAAGGCGCTGCTGGTTCCGGAAGGCGTGCCAGATCTGTACATCTCGGTGTTTGCACCGGCCGACTACATGGAAACGGTCAACACCCAGGGCATCCCGTACTACAGCATGATCGAGCCGCTGCCCTTTAACAAAGGTATGGCCGGTGAAGCACAGTCCAACCCGCTGCACCTGTGCACTCGACCGCGCGCCCAGATCCTGCTGGAACTCTGACCATGGGCTTTCGCGATCTGATCGCCGAAGTTGACGCGGTGGTGTTCGAAACGCTCGGCGACACCGCACGGATCGAGGGTCGCGAAGAGCCAGTGCTCGGCATGTTTGCCGCGCCCTGGCTGCAACCCAAGTTCGGCAAGCTCAACACCGGGTTGCGCGAGCCTCGCTTCGAGATCCGCGTCAGCGATTCGCAAGGTCTGGAACAGGGCATGCTGGTCAGCGTTGACCTGCCTGCCTTGGATGGCGGCGGTGACTACGACCTGATCCAGCTCGAACCGAGCGGTGACGGACTGGTCGCCCTGATTCTGAGGTTGCGGCCATGAGCGTCGGCAGCTATTTCAAACCCTCGGCCGGGGGCGGGATGATCTCTATCCAGTCCTCGGCCGCAGATTTTCAGGCGTTCCAGGACTTTGCCAAGGTGGTGCCGAAAGCGGCCGCTGCGGCGCATCGACGCGCAATCAACAAGACGTTGGGCTGGTTGCGCACGCACATTGCCCGAGCCGTCAGCCGGTCAGAGCGCATTGCTGTTGCAGCGGTGCGTCAGCGGTTGCGCAGCTATCCGGTTTCCGGCGGTGCCGCGAGCGGCAAACTGTGGTTCGGTTTGAACGCCATCGAATCCAGCCGGATCGGCCGGGCGCGGCAGACCGGGAGCGGTGTGTCGGTGGCGGGGCGGCGTTATGAAGGTGCCTTTCTCAAGAAGGTCTACGGCAACAAACCCGACATCTGGATCCGCACAGCCAGCAAGCATTTCAACGAAGACGACTACCCGGACAGCACGGTGTCCCCCGGTCGCGGGCCGAGTTCGGGTTGGGTCGCCGAAAACGGTAGTCGTTTCCCGCTGGCCAAAGCCAAGGTGTCGCTGGAGCAAGCCCGGCCGCATTTCGACAGCTGGGTCAAAAAGGCAGATGAGCGTCTGCTGGAGATTCTCAAACAAGAACTCAACTTTGAGCTGCAGAAATACCTTAAGAGGATCGGCAATGTCTGAAGAACCGTTCAGCCTGGACCAGTTTTATCGGGCGGTAGAACAGCATCTGCGTACCCACTTGCCTGGCGTGCAAACCGTCACAGCCTGGCCAGACATTAAGGATCGCGTGTTGCTGCCAGCGGTGTTTCTGGAGGTGGCCGAGATCGAGCCGGGTAAAGATATCGGCACCGGCGAAACCTCGCTGGTCTGCAAGTTCGAGGCTCGGATCATTGTTGACCCGATCAAGGCGCACCATCATCAACAGGCCGTGCAATTGGCGACGCAGTTGGCGGTGCTGCTGCGTTCGCAGACGTGGGGGTTGCCAGTTGAACCCGCCGAGTTTGTGCAATCGCTGCAGGACTGGACCCAGCCGCACCTGGATGGATACACGGTGTGGCTGGTGGAGTGGACTCAGCAGGTTTATCTCGGCCTTGAGGAATGGCCGTGGCCGGACGAGCCGCCGGGGTCGTTGGTGTTGGAAGTCGATCCGGGTGACGGGCAATTCAGGCCGGAGGATCTGCCGTGAGTTACGCAAGCGCCCAGCATGATCGCATGATCGCGGGGGCGGTAAAGGCTTGCTACGTGGTCGCGGTGGATCTGTCCGCTTCGCCGCCGGTATGTCGCGTGTCGGATGGCAGTGAATGGGTCAGCGCCTGGGTGCGGTGGCACAGCATCGCCGCCGGCAAGGCCAGGCACTGGCGGGCGCCGTCTTTGGGCGAGCAGGGCAGTTTGATCAGTCCCAGCGGTGACGTGTCACAAGGCACGTTTGTCCCAGGCTTGTATGGCAATGCCGGACCGCCGCCAGATAATCGCGACCATGTCGAGGTCTGGCGTTTTGAAGATGGCGGGTCGCTGATCTACGACTGGCAGGCCAAGAGCTACAGCATCACCCTGCCCAGCGGCACGGTCACCATCAAAGTGGCCAGCACGGAAGCGGTCGTGACCGATAGCGCGGTGAACGTGACCACCGGCAATATCAATTTGAAAGCGGCGGTGATGATCGACGGCGCTTTGCATGTCACCAAGGGCATCACCAGCGCCGGCGCAATCATTGATGCCACCGGCAACAGCAATCACCACACGCATTAATTTCAACTCACCAAAGCCCGCCCAGTGCGGGCTTTTTCATGCCTGGAGAAATACATGGCCAAGATCGATTCGACCGTCACCGAGGTGCAAGCGTCCTCGGAACCGGCAATTGCCTACTCAACGTTCTCATCGCCTGAGTCCTTGAAATTCCGCGACAAGCTCTACACGTCGCGACTGGTGATCGTCCCCGGTACTGACCGTTCCTATCCGGTGGAGAAGGCGACGGTCGTGGTGCCGGCCTCCGACATCGAGGCGGTCAAGTTCCTGAAAGCCAGCGAAGAATACGAGCCGTTCAAGGAGTGACATCGATGATCGGAATGGATCGCCAGACCGGCCTACCCATATCCGGCATCGAGCATCTGCGGCAATCCATTGCCGACATCTTGAGCACGCCGCTGGGCAGTCGCCGGCACCGCATGGAGTACGGCAGCAAGCTGCGGCGGTTTGTCGATTTGCCCGTTAACGAGGGCTGGAAAAGCGCCGTACAGGCTGAGGTCGCCCGCGCTTTGGGGCGCTGGGAGCCACGTTTGAAGCTCGACCAGGTGCGTGTCCTTTCCGTCATTGGTGGGCAAATCAATCTGCAAATCGTCGGGAAGTACTTTGGCGACGGCGTCACGTTGGAGGTGGCTGCATGAGTACCGTTGATCTGTCGTCGCTGCCGGCGCCGACCGTGCTGGAGCCTCTGGACTTCGAAGAGGTTTATCAGGACGGTTTAGGCGTCTTTCGCGGGTACATGGGTGGCAACTGGACGGCCGCGCTGGAAAGCGATCCAGTGGTCAAAGTGCTTGAGGTCGGGGCCTACAACAAGGTCGGCAACCGCGCCCGGGTCAATGACGCCGGCAAGGCGCTATTGCTGGCGCACGCCATTCGCGGCGACCTCGATCACTTGGGGGCCAACGTCAATCTGCAGCGCCTGGTCATTCAGGCCGAGGATCTGCTGGTGGTTCCGCCGGTGCCCAAGGTCATGGAAGACGACGACCCGTTTCGCGAACGCATCCAGTTGGCCTATGAGGGTTTGACCACAGCCGGCCCACGTAACAGCTACATCCTGCATGCGCGTAACGCTTCTGGGCTGGTGGCAGACGCCACGGCCGAAAGCCCGGCACCTTGCTACGTTACGGTAACGGTGCTGGGGTTTGATGGGGAGGGTGAAGCGCCGCCGGAGCTGCTGGCGACGGTGGCCGCTGCGCTGAATGACGATGACGTGCGCCCGGTCGGTGATCGTGTGACCGTGCAGAGCGCGCAGGTGATCCGCTACGAGATTGACGCCATCTTGCACATGGCCGGCGCCGGCCCGGAAGCGGATGCCAGTTTGGCCGAAGCGATAAGTCGATTGGCAGCCTGGATCAATCCACGTAAGCGGCTGGGCGTCGAGGTCGCCCGCTCCGCTGTTGACGCTCAGTTGCACGTTGCCGGCGTTGCCCGGGTTGAGTTGGTCGGTTGGCAGGACTTGGCCCCGACCAAGGCTCAGGCGGCGTTCTGTACGCGCTACAGCGTGAGGCTGGCGGGCTGATATGAAAAGTCTACTGCCGCTCAACAGCACGCAACTGGAACGGGCCATGGAGGCCGCGTTTTTCGAAAAGACGAATGTCCCACTGCGCGATCTCTACAACCCCGACACCTGTCCGGTGCATCTGCTGCCGCATCTGGCGTGGGCGTGGTCGGTCGATCGCTGGGACTACCGATGGTCTGAGGCGACCAAGCGCGCGGCCATCAAGGCGTCGTATTACATCCACAAACACAAGGGCACCATCGGCGCTCTGCGCCGCGTGGTCGAGCCGCTGGGCTACCTGATCGAGATTTCTGAGTGGTGGCAGACCGTTCCGGAAGGCGTGCCGGGCACCTTCGCGTTGAAGGTCGGCGTGCTGGACACCGGCATCACCGAAGAGATGTACCTCGAACTCGAACGCCTGATCGATGATGCCAAACCCGTCAGCCGGAAACTGACCGGCCTCGACATCACTCTTGAAACCCGCTTGGACACCTACGTCGGATTTGCCGTTTATGACGGTGATGAAATCGACGTTTACCCGTGGAGCAACCCGGACATGGACGTAATGGTTCAGGGGAACCATGGCGTCAGCGAATACACCCTCGATGAATTGGACGTATATCCCCATGGTTGATAAAAACTCTATTTTTGGCGGCATGCTCACCACGCAGGGCGCCGCCAAGAAAACCAACTGCGACGTGCTGGGCATCCCTTGGGAGCCGCGCTACATGCTGATCGGTGACGCCAATGGCACCGACCCCGTCCCCAAACCCTCGCAAACAAAACTGGTGAATCAGGTTTACCGGGCGCAGCTCAATCAGCTGCGAGTATCACCCACCGATAGCAATGTCTTGATTGCCGAGCTGGTACTGCCGCCTGATGTGGGCGGCTGGTGGATTCGCGAACTTGCGCTGGAAGACAAGGACGGCGTTTTCTGTGCGGTGGCGAATGCGGCGCCGAGCTACAAGCCGTTACTCGCCCAAGGCTCTGGTCGCAACCAAGTGGTGCGGATGCACATCATCACCAGCGGCACCTCGAACATTCAGTTGAAGATCGACCCGTCGGTGGTGTTGGCCACTCGCGGGTATGTGGACGATTTGATCAACGGACTGCTGCCGGCGAACAAGGCCGCCGGGACGTATACAAAGGTCACTGTGAATGATCGCGGCGTGTTCATGTCCGGGTCCAATCCAACAACCTTAGCCGGGTTTGGCATCAAGGATACTTACACCAAGACCGAAATCGAGGCGATGATTGCCCAGGCCTCGGCCTTGCCTGTGGGTGCCACGGTTGCGTTTCCGCTAGACAAAGTCGCACCCGGCTTTCTGGAGCTGGACGGCAGTGTCAAGAGCATCGCGGTCTATCCCGATCTGGCGGCGTTTCTCGGTACTGCCTTCAACAAGGGCGGCGAGGGTGCGGGCAATTTCCGACTGCCCGAGTCGCGGGCTGAATTCCTGCGTGGTTGGGATCATGGGCGCGGTGTGGATGTTGGGCGAGCAATTGGTAGTAGTCAGCTCGGTTCAAGTGTGCGAGGTGTGGCAAGTAACTCCGGAACGCCAAGCCCTGGCAATATCTGGAACAACACCGAGTTCGACGAGCTGGCCAACCAAAACTTTTACGTCACTCAATCGACAACGACGCAGTTCTCAGTGCAAACGGGCGTTGTCCGTCCGCGCAACTTGTCTGTCATGTGGTGCATTAAGGCGTGGAACGCGCCGATCAATCAGGGAAATATCGACATTGCCGCGCTCGCGGCTTTGGCGACGCAGGCCACGGAAATCAAGCTGGGTACGGCCAGGATCGCCTCCCAGGCGCAGGCTGATGCGGGTACTGATGACGCCACGATTGTGACGCCCAAAAAGCTGCGGTTTGGCTTTTTATCGCTTTTCAATACCACTGGCTACATCGCTTTTCCGAGCTGGCTCGGTGGCTGGATTGTTCAGTGGGGGTTTTCGACGATTCCCGGTAGCAGCACGTCGATTGTTCAACCGCTGCCAATGGCTTTTCCGAACAAGGCGCTGGGCGGGATCAGCTCGGATGGAGGTGGAACATGCTATCCGTCCGGCATTGCTGTTTCGGCGCTCAATGAAATCAATGTTTATGCCGCGCCGTATATTTTGAGCGGTGGAGCTATTACGCCTAAAACGCTCGGTGCGTCCATCCGCTGGTTAGTGGTTGGCCGGTGATAAGGGGTTAAGCAATGAAGTATTACGTTACCGTTGGGGCTGATTCGTCGTTGAACGGACGATATAACTCTGAGATTCACGGGCGAATTCCGGCTGATGCCTTTGAAGTTGAAGCCGATTTGTATTTTCGAACAATCAGTGAGGCCGACGGTATTTGGTCTTTGCAGGATGGGGAATTAGTCAAGCTCCCGTTCCCAAGCAGTACGCCTGATGCCGCATTGTTGATCGCTGATGAGCGCTATCGCCGCGAGGCCTCGGGTGTCGTCGTCGATGGCCTGAAAATCGAAACGACCCGAGACAGCCAGGCGCTGATTGCCAGTACCGGATTGTCCGCCGTTCTCGATCCTGAATATCGCTGCAACTTCAAAACGGTCGGCGGGTTTGTCGAAATCGGATCGGCGCAAATCATCACCATCGCCAAGGCTGTGCGAGCACACGTTCAAGCCTGCTTTGATCGCGAGCTCACGCTGTTGCGGGCGATTGAGGCCGGTGAGTATCACGACGACATGCTGTCGCAAGGCTGGCCGGATTCCCCGGCGCCTGATCCGGCAGAGCTGCAATAGACGCCCCACACTGACGGGGCGTTTTCTTTTCCATTGCGCGTAACACGCACACCCTTACAGCCTCGCTTATGCGGGGCTTTTTCGTTTCTGGAGACTGACCCTTATGAGTTTTTTCCACGGCGTCACGACCACGTCGGTCGACACTGGCGCGCGCACCATTTCGCTGCCGTCGTCGTCGATTATCGGTCTGTGCGACACCTTCACACCTGGCATTCTGGGCGGCGGCACGGCCAAGGCGGGCGAGCTGAAGTTGATCACCACCGAGCGCGAAGCCATTGCCGCCTTCGGCGCTGACTCGGCGATCACCAAGGCGTGTAAGGCGATCTACGTCAAAGCCAAGGCGGTGATCGTCGCCATCGGCGTGCCCAAGCTGGAAGACGCGGCCCTGCAAACCTCGGCGATCATCGGCGGCGAATTGGTCTCGGGTCAGCGTACCGGCCTGCAGGCGCTGCTCGACGGTAAAAGCCTGTTCAACGCACAGCCGCGGTTGTTGATCGCGCCGGGTCATACCGCGACTCAGGCGGTGGCCACGGCGCTCGATAGCTTGGCGCAGAAACTGCGCGCCATCGGCATCATCGACGGCCCGGGCACGACCGACGAGGCTGCTATGGCCTACGCCGAAAACTTCGGCAGTCGCAACTTGTTCATGGTCGATCCGGGCGTCAAGTATTGGGACACCATCACCAGCAAGACCGTCGATGCACCTGGTTCGGCTTGGGCAGCGGGCCTGTTTGCGTGGACCGATGCTGAATACGGTTTCTGGGCCTCGCCATCGAACAAGGAGTTGACCGGCATCACCGGTACCGGTCGCGCGGTCGAGTACCTGGACGGCGACGAGACGTGCCGAGCCAACCTGCTCAACAACGCCAATATCACCACCATCATTCGCGATGACGGTTATCGCCTGTGGGGCAACCGCACGCTGTCGAGCGATCCGAAGTGGGCCTTCGTTACCCGCGTTCGCACGCTGTTCATCCTCATGGATGCGGTGCAGGCGGGGCACAAGTGGGCCGTCGACCGTTCGATCACCAAGACCTACGTGACCGATGTCACCAACGGTCTGGATGCGTTCATGCGCGACCTGAAAGCCCAGGGCGCAATCATCAACTTTGAAGTGTTCGCCGACACCGAACTCAACACGGCCAGCCAGATCGCCCAGGGCAAGGTGTATTGGCGTATCCGTTTTACCGACGTGCCGCCGGCAGAGAACCCGAATTTCCTTTTCGAAGTCACCGATCAGTGGATGACCGAAGTGCTTGAAGCAGCCTAAGGGGGCGTAGCAAATGATTCCTCAGACTTTGTACAACACCAACCTGTTCGTCGACGGCGTGAACTTTTCCGGCGACGTGCCGAGCCTGACGCTGCCCAAGCTGACCACCAAGACCGACGAATATCGTGGCGGCGGCATGGCTGGCCCCATCGATATGGATCAGGGGCTTGAAAAAATGGAAGCCTCGTTTGTCACCAAAGGCGTGCGCCGCGAGTCGCTGAAGTACTTCGGCTTGGCTGACGGCACGGCGTTCAACGCCACGTTCCGAGGTGCCTTCAAGGGCCAAAAGGGCGCGGTGACAGCGGTCGTTGCCACCCTGCGCGGTCGCCTCAAAGAGGTCGATCTCGGTGACTGGAAAGCCGGTGATGCTGCCGAGATCAAACACGCCGTTTCGGTCACGTACTACAAGCTCGAAATTGACGGGCGCCTGATGTACGAAATTGACATGGTCGCCGGCATTCAGGTGATCGACGGCAAAGACCAACTGCTCGAAGTGCGCCAAGCACTCGGCATGTAAGGAATAGATCCAGATGACTCAAGTAATCGCTAAAAACCTGCCGGCCTGGCTGTCGCTCAGTGCGCTCGGCGCTGTTGTAACGCTGACCCGGCCAAGCCAAGCCAATAGCGTCGACGTCGAGACGTTGAACCTGCGTAACCCGACCGTGCGTGAGGTGCGTGCGGCTGATCGTGCTGCCAACGGTGATGATGAACAGCGTGAACTGATGCTGTTCGCAGGTCTCGCCGAAGTCGGACTGAAGGATCTGGAAGGCCTCAAGCTGACGGATTATCGCCGTGTGCAGACGGCGTATTCGCACCTGGTACCGAAAACCGATTATTCGGCCTTGATGCCGGCGTGGTTGTCGCTGACCACCGATCAGGTGCTGGTAACGCTGTCGTGTCCGAGTGAAATCAACGGCGTGACCGTCGACAAGCTGGCCTTGCGTTCGCCGACCGTGGGCGACGTGCGGGCGGCTAACCGTGAAGTGGGTGGCGATGATGAGCAGCGCGAGCTGGTGTTGTTTGCTGCATTGTCCGGTGCGCGTGTGGCGGATCTGGAGGGGCTGAAGCTGGTGGATTTTAACCGCTTGCAGGCCGGCTATTTTCGCATGGACAACGACGACGGGCTTTAACCCCAGCGTTATCAAGTCGGCGGCGAAACGTCTGGCGGCGGAAACCGGATTTTCCGCCGCTGAGATCCAGTCGATGCCGTTCGCGGATATGGTGTGGTGGCTCACGGATTGAGCCGCCATCGGTAGTGCTGGGCACATGAGGGCCATGACATGGCAAACAAACTCGCCCTCGGGCTGGTGATCGGCGGTGCCGTCAGTTCAACGGTCGGCGCCGCGTTCAAGGACGTGACCGGGCGCATCAAGCGCCTTGAGGCAGAAGGCAACAAAGCGCGCGTGCTGCAGCGCACGATTGGCGACACCATCCGCCTGCGTGAAGAATGGAAAAAGGCTCACGACACCGGCGCGGCCGGTGCGTCCAAATTACTCAGCCGTTTGAACTCGAACCTCGACAGCTTGAAAAAGCAGGGGGTCGAGGTCGGCCGGCTGGAAAAAGCCTATCGCTCGATGGGGCAGACGGCCAACAAAGCCGAGCTGAAAGCCAAGGGTCATCAGCAGATTGATTCTGGCGTAAAGGGCATGAAGGGCGCCGTCGGTGCGGCGGTGGTCGGTGTCGGTGCCATGGCGGTGCCGGCCAAGGTCAGCGCTGATTTTGGCGCGATTGTCCGTGACATCGCGATCAAGGCCGGCATTGCCAACAAGCCGCAAGAGCAGGAGATGTCGCGCAAGATCATCGACACGTCACGCGATACCGGCATGGCGCGCAACGATGTGGCCGACGTGGTCAATCAGTTGGTCGGCGCCGGTATGGACTTGAGCAAGGCGCTGGAATACGCGCCTGTCGCGGCCAAGTTTGTCGTGGGGCAGGGATCCAGCGGCGTCGACACGGCGAAGATGATCAACGCCCTAGGGCAGAACGCCAAGATCACCGACCCCAAGCAGATGCAGCAGGCGCTGGAAGCGATCGCCTACCAAGGTCAGGCGGGCAGCTTTGAAGCGGCCGACATGGCCAAGTGGTTCCCGGAACTGCTGGCCAACATGGCCAGCAACGGAATCACCGGCTTGGATGCGGTGACCCAACTGGGTGCCATGCTGCAGGTCCAGATGAAACAGGCCGGCAGTTCGGACGAGGCGGCCAACAACCTGAAAAACTGGATGGGCAAAATCGGCTCGACCGACACGGTCAAGGCTTACGAAAAAGCCGGGATTGATTACAAGGGATCGATGCAGACCGGTTTGCAAAACGGTATGTCGACGCTTGAGACCAGCATGTCGCTGGCTCAGAAATACATTCAGGCGACCGATCCGAAGCGTGCGGCGGCCATGGCCGAAGCGACGTCAAAAATCAGCAAGGAAGCCAATCCCGATAAGGCCAAGGCCATGATGGCCTCGCTGGAAGAATCCCTGCGCACCGGCGACCTGTTCGCCGACATGCAGGTCAAGGCCGCACTGTCGGCCTACATGCAGAACAAGGCGCTGTACAGCCAGCTCAAAAACGATTCGCGTGACGCGACCGGGATTCTCGACAAGAACCTCGCCGAGCGGCGCGAGTCGTCATCGCAGAAATGGGCGGAAATGGCCCAGTCGATGGATGACGCCATGCGCAGCATCGGTGATGCGCTGCGCCCGGTGACGGACACCGTGGCCGAGTCGTTGACCAAGGTTACTAAAGGCATTACGTCGCTGACGGATAGCGCGCCCGGGGTGGTTGCCGGTATCGCCACGGTCGGGGCGGGGCTGATCGCCTTAAAAGGTATCTTCAGCACGATCAAGATCGGCAAGGGGTTGCTAAACCTTGCGCGTGGGTCGCGCGGTGGCAGGAATGGGAGCGAAGCCCCAAATAAAAACCCCGGAGAACTTGATCTGGTAGCGACTGGCCTGGATGTTGTTTCGCGGGTGAAGGATGCGGCAACAGGCGGTGGCCTTGGTACTGACAGTGGTGCAGGTAACGAAGGCGTCAAGAAGGTTTTCGTCGTCAATGCCGGCGCTATGGGTGGCGGTGTGGATGCGTCGGGCGAATCGCGCCGACGTGGACGTGGGTCAAGGCGCAGCGCGCGGCGCCGATCGTTGCCGAGTTCGAGAGGTCCGCGCCCATCTGTGCCTCGTCCACCTGTTCCGGTTTCGCGGCCACCTGTTTCGATCCCATCGCCATCAGTCCCTTCCGTTCCTGGCGGGGCATTGTCCAAGCTCGGCGTCGTCGCAGGAACCGTCGGTAAGGTCGGCAAGGCGGCCAAGGTCATTCCTGGCGGCACGCTACTGGAGTCCGGCGCGATGGCGCTTGAAACCTTTCAAAACGCCAAGACCAAGGACGAAAAAGCCGAAGGTTACGGTTCGGCTGCCGGCAACCTGGCCGGCACCATGGCCGGTGCAGCAGCAGGCGCCGCCATTGGTTCGGTTGTGCCGATCATCGGCACCGCGATCGGCGGCATGATCGGTGCTTACCTGGGCAGTCAGGGCGGTGCGGCGTTGGGCGGGTCGTTGGGTAAGTCGCTGTTCGGCGGTGAGGATGAAAAGCCTGAGCAAACGGCAAAGGCGCCGGTGCCGACCACGCCGCTCATGATGGCGTCAGCGGCGCAGCAAGGCCCGGTGCTGGGGGATGTCGCGCGCTCGATGGCAGTGACGGCGCCGCTCAAGTCGGCGGCGATGGCCATCCAGCCCAAGGAGGCGGCGAAGCCGGAGCCGGCCAAGGTGGATCAGCAGTTTCAGTATTCGCTGAGCATGCCGGTCACGGTGCAAGGTAATGTCAAAGACCCGCAAACCTTGGCGCAGGATCTGATGCCGCACATGCAGCGAATGATGGCGGACGCGGCGAGGAGTAACGCCGCCAAGCTGTACGACGAACCCCATGTCTAAGGAGGTTTCATGGCTTACATGGAGCAGATGCAATCAAGTCTGAAGTATCTGGTGGATGCAGCGGAAACCGGGCGGCGTAGCGCGGATGGCATGCTGTCCCCGGTCAATGGCGCGATCCGCGAACTGACCGGCGCCGCGTCCGAGCTGGAAAACATCCCGTTCGTCGGGCCGGCCATCGGCGCCAAGCTTCAGCGGGTGATGCGCGGCGTCGACGCGGCTCAGGCCAAGGTCGGTCAGGTGGCGGCGGTGTACGGCCGCGCCACCCGGGCGGCGGCTGAAGTGCAGGATCGGCTGGGCACGTTGAAGGAACAGGCGGGCAAGGCGGCCACGGCGATCAACAACGTCGCCGGCAAGGTCAGTCCGTCTCTGGCCAACATCGTGCCCACCAGTTCCTTTGCCGTGGAGGCCACGCCGGCGCCGGAGGCGGTGAAGCCGTTCCCGCATCTGATGATCATTCAGCCGCGCGACCCGAAAATTGAGCCGTACTACTTCAACCTGGACACTGCAGCTTTCGACGAACTGAGCCGTTCGACCGAGTTCCGCTGGGCTTCGCAGGAACGGCTGACGCGCCGGCCGGCGAAGCAGGCCATCGGTATGGGCGATGAAAAGTTGACGCTCAAGGGCACGATCTATCCGGGTTTCAAAGGCGGTTTAAAGCAGCTCGACACGCTGCGTTCCATCGGGGCCAGGCTGCAACCGCTGACCCTGACCACGGGCTATGGCGAGGTGATCGGGACGTGGTGCCTGAAAAACATCAACGAGGAACAGTCCGCGCTGCTGCACGGCGGGATTGCTCGCAAACAGGGCTTCACTCTGGAGTTTGAGCGCTATGGCGACGACATGCAGGACGTCTGACGGCGACATGCTCGATGTCATTTGCAACAACGTTTACGGCCATCTGAATGGCAGCGTCGAGGCCGTGCTCGACGCCAATCAGGGGCTGGCCGATGAGCCTCAGCCGTTCCGGTTGGGCGTGATCATCGTCCTGCCGGATCTGCCCAGCCCGACCAATGAAGGCGTCAGCTTGTGGGATTGACCCGGGGAGAGGCCTTCGCCGGCGCCGCGTCGCGTTACGCGTAACGACACCTTGTTTTTCTGGCCCGCCTTGTGCGGGTTTTTTATTGGAAAAAACCATGACTCCGATGTTTCGCATTGTCGCCGATGGGGCCGACGTCACGGCCAAGATCAACGATCGGCTGTTGTTGCTGCGTACCTCTGACAAGCCGGGCATGGAGTCCGACGAGTTTGAGTTGCGTATCGACGACCGTGATGGGCAAGTGCAATTGCCACGGCGTGGCAGCTCAATCGAGATCTACCTGGGCTATGCCGAAACGACCTTGACGCGTATGGGCAGTTACACCGTCGACACGGTCGAGGTGTCAGGCCCGCCGGACACGATCGTGATCAAGGGCAAGGCCAGCGACGTGCGTGGCAGTGGCAAAACCATCCGTAGCGGAAGCTGGGAAGGCGTGCCGTTGTCGAAGATCGTGGCTGACGTGGCCGCGCGCAATGGCTGGACGCCGGTGTGTCCGGTGTCGACCAAGGTCGCCCGGGTCGACCAGCTCAACGAGTCCGATTTTAATTTCATCACCCGGCTGGCCAAGCAATACGACTGCACGGCCAAGGTGGCCGACGGCAAGCTGTTGGTGATGCCGCGCCAAGGTGGCCAGACGGCCAGCGGTAAGGCGTTTGGCGCTATCACGCTGACCCGCAGTGACCTCAGCCGCTGGCAATTCAGTCTCGGCGATCGCAACTCACACAAGGCGGTTGCGACCAAGCATCAGGACAAAAAGAACGGCAAGCTCGCGGTGGTCACCATCGACAACGACGACGCGCCGGATGGCCTGCCGGCAGTGCATACCGACCGCCATATTTACCCAGACAAGGGCGCTGCTGAAGCGGCGGCCAAGGCACGTCTGTCGGCGTTCAACCGCTCGACCGCCGATGTGCGGCTTGAAATGCCCGGCCGGACGGACATCTTCGCCGAGCGTCCGATCATCGCTCAGGGTTTCAAGGTCGGGCTTGATGGCGAATACCTGGCGGATTCGGTCGAGCAGGTGTTCACCCAGTCCGGCTGGTCCACCACGGTCGAATGCAATGCCGGCAAAGCCGGTAAATCCAAGGGCAAGAAAAAGAAAGGGCCAAAACCACCCCTCAAGGTGATGAACATCGAGAAGCAATAGCCGCATCCCATCGCCGCCTGAGTGCGGTTTTTTTACGTCTGGAGTTTGTATGTCCATCACTGAACAACAGCTGCAAAGCATCATGCCCAACGCCCGCCGCCAAGCGGGCGTTTTTGTATCCGCCCTCAACGCAGCCATGGCCCACCGGCAGATCAACACGCCGAAACGCAAAGCCGCGTTTCTGGCGCAGGTCGGTCACGAGTCGGGTCAGCTGCAGTACGTCCGCGAACTGGGCGGCGATCAGTACCTGAGCAAATACGACACCGGCAATCTGGCTGCGAAACTGGGCAACACGCCGGCCGCGGATGGTGATGGCCAGCGCTATCGCGGTCGCGGCCTGATTCAGGTCACTGGCCACGACAATTACCTGCGCTGCAGCTTGGCGCTGTTCGGCGACGAGCGATTGCTGCGCACGCCTGAACTGCTGGAGCTGCCGCAGTGGGCCGCCGAGTCGGCCGCATGGTTCTGGTCCGTGAATGGGCTGAACGCGCTGGCTGATCAAGACGAATTCAATACGATCACCCGCAGGATCAACGGCGGCCTCAATGGCCTGCAGGATCGGCTGGAGTTGTGGGGACGGGCGAGGGCGGTGTTATGCGTCTCGGCGAACTGATCCCGACACCGTATCGGTTGGTGGCTAAGGGCGTGCTACTGGCCGTCTTAGTCGGTGGTTCCGCCGCCATCACCTGGCAAGTGCAGGACTGGCGTTATGGCAGCCAGCTCGCCGAGCAGACGCGCTTGCACACTGAAACCCTCCATCGGTTGGCCCAAGCCACGTCCGAGCAACAGCGTGCAGAACAAGACAAACGCCTCGTGCTCGAGCAGCGCCTGGCAACCAGTGAACAAACCCATTACCGAGCCTTGAGTGATGCCCAACGTGATCAAGGTCGCTTGCGCGATCGCCTTGCCACTTCTGATCTGCGCCTGTCAGTCCTCATCGCCGCGGATTCAACCAGTGGCTGTGACGTGCCAAAAGCCACCGGCGCCAGCGGCTTGGATCATGCAGCCTTACGAGCCCGACTTGACCCGGCGCATGCTCAACGAATTGTCGCCATCACCGATGAAGGCGATCGGGGGTTGATCGCATTGCAGGCTTGTCAGGCTTATGTGCGCGAGCTGGGCGATGGCTTTGTCACGAAGCCCTTTCCGGCACACGTCGAACAATCATCGCGCGAACAAAAATGATCGAGGCAGGCAGGGCACATGCAGAAGATTGCTGACTCGATATGAGGTCGTACCTTTTCAAAAGCGCGCAGATTCCGATCTTCCTTAGCGACCTGAGCCACGTCAACAAGAGCGCGGTAAGCGTCCGGATCGTCGATAGGCTTGTAGTTATCACCACTGATAACCCGCTCGGTCTCAATTAACTGGTACCGGCGCCCGTTCATTTCCAGCATCAGGCCTGAGATTGTCCCAATCTTCCGGGAAAGCCCCAAGGTCAGCCGCACCCCCTCCGCGTCAGAGTAGACCTTGCCGTCGTAGGCGAAGGAGGCCCCGCGTGGTTCGTCACTTTCGAAGTTAAAGATTGACCGACTGATCTTGCCCAGCAGCTTTCCGGTGTCGACCTGCACGACATCGTAGGTCGACGCTCCGCGGTATTGGCCAGATGAGTCCTGCAACTCCTCAACGGCGTGCCAGTAGGCAGCGTCCGCCATCTCGTTCAGTTCGAACTGCTCAAACTGATGGATCAACCCCTCAGAGTGCAGTGCAGACGCCATCTCGCGGAGCGTTTCCCGATGTCCCTCGGGATTTTGCATGCGGAAGTCTTGGTCACCGAGAGTTGCGCGCCATTGCTGGAGCCTCAGAGTTTTGACCTGGTCGAAATTCATGAAATCGGGTTCGCTGTACAAAAGCTGTATGTATGTACAGTAAACGAGGTCCGGCCGCAGAGCGAGCAAGAAGCGACGAGCTGCGATTAAAGTCGGCTATCGGCCAAAAGCTGCCTGTCGCGAGGTGCAGAAGTCGACCCAGGGCTGCCTTTCGCGGATCGCAGCCAAAGCAGTGGTTCAAAAATGTGCACAAAAATATGTAGATCATTCAGCTCATATATATAAGGGGTCCATTGTCGTAGTAATCTTAAGTGCTAAATTACCATCAGGGACGCGTATGGCCACCGCAGCAGAAAAGACAGCGAAGCTTCAGGTCTTCACAGATTGGGTCAAAAAACACATAAGGGGTGACGAAAAGGGGGAGGCACAGGTATTCCTCGACCGCTTGTTCCAAGCCTTTGGCTGGCCGGGTTTGAAAGAAGCTGGCGCCGACTGCGAAGAGCGGGTCAAGAATACAAATGGTGGTACGTCTTTCGCTGATTTAGTCTGGAAGCCCGTTGTTGTCATCGAGATGAAGAAGCGGGGGACCGATCTTAGCAAACATTACAGTCAGGCGTTTACGTACTGGACCCGGTTAGTGCCCGACCGGCCACGTTATGCTGTCTTATGCAACTTTGACGAGTTCTGGGTTTACGACTTTGAGACTCAACTCGATACACCGGTTGATACGATCAAACTATCCGTGTTGCCGGAAAAGTACGGCCCTCTGAACTTCATGTTTCCCGGAGATGTTGTGCCGGTCTTCGGTAACCACCAAGAAACTGTCACGCGCCAGGCCGCGGACAAGTTGGCAGCATGCTTCAACTCGATGACAGCCCGAGGCGTCGAAAAGCCTCTAGCCCAGCGCTTTACGTTACAGATTCTCATGGCTTTGTTCTCCGAAGACATCGGTCTGCTCGAAAAATACCTAGTTACACGAGTTCTTGAGGAATGCAAGAGCCCCCAAAATGCCCACGACTTACTAGGTGGGCTATTCCAGGCTATGAATACTAAGGGTGGGGTAAAAGGCGGGCGCTTCAAGGATGTACCTTATTTTAACGGGGGGCTATTCGCAGAGCCGGCTTACGTTGAACTCGTTAATGATGAGCTGACACTTCTTAAGGAGGCTGCCCAGTTCGACTGGTCAAAAGTTCGTCCCGAAATATTTGGTACCATCTTTGAACATTCGCTGGGTAAGGAACAAAGACATGCCACAGGTGCGCACTTCACAAGCGCAGTGGACATCATGAAGGTCATTGGCCCAACCATCGTCACTCCTTGGACCGAACTCATCGACTCGACCACGACACTCAGTGGTCTACAAAAACTCTTAGCGCGCATCGAGCACTTCACAGTATTGGACCCTGCATGCGGCAGTGGAAACTTCCTCTACATCGCTTACAGGGAACTGAAAAGATTGGAGGCTCGTATTTATGAGCGCATGGCTGCGGAATTTAAGAGCGTTGACCCTCAGCAACGACCATTCGGGTTCCTGTCAACCCGCAACTTCTACGGAATGGACATCAACCCTTTCGCAGTAGATATTGCCAAAGTCACGATGATGCTCGCTCAAAAATTGAGTATTGATGAGCTTCACATCAATGAGGCCGCGTTACCGTTAGACAACCTGGATGACAACTTCCGAGCGGGAGATGCCCTCATTAACCCAGACGGCTCGCGTGCGCCTTGGTTTAAGACGGATGTTATCGTAGGTAATCCCCCGTTTTTGGGCGCCAAGCTCTTAAAGCCAGAATACGGCGTAGAATATGTCAACATGGTCCGGCGCGCCTATCCCGAAGTGCCGGGTATGGCAGACTTCTGCATATATTGGTTCCGACGGGCTCATGATGAACTTCAAGTGTGCACAAAAAAAGACACCGTTGCGGGTCGCGCCGGCCTAGTAGGTACACAGAACATTCGAAACAATGCATCACGTGTCGGCGGGCTTGATCACATTACTGCGTCAGGAACCATCATCGATGCGGTCGAAAACCAACCTTGGTCAGGAGAGGCCAATGTACATGTGTCGATTGCTACCTGGGTAAAAACTCAGGAAAAGTCGCTCCTCCCTAAAGATCGTCATCTGTGGTTCGTAACTAAGCAATCCGCTGGAAAGAAACGTCGTCCTCATGGAACTGGGTCTGCAGCCAAGCAGTACGAGCTAGATATGCGAGAAGTAGCTCACATCAGTTCATCGCTCTCAGATCAAGTAGACGTGACGAGCGCAAAACAGCTTTCAGTCAACGACGGGTTTTGCTACACCGGGCAATATCCTAGATACAATGAAGGTTTTGTACTTTCGCTCGTTGAAGGCTTAGCAATGCGGTCTGCCGCAGTTAAAAACTCAGACGTTATCCATTTGTTCGCTGGGGGGGATGAGCTTCTTGAGAATGGGAAACCGGAGCGCTATGTAATTGACTTTCAGGCTCGGTCAATTCTTGAAGCCCAAACGTATACGCAGCCCTACAAACATGTGAAAGCAGAAGTGCTTCCTTATGTTCAGGCGTTAGCAGATAAAGAGAGAGAAAAAACAAAGAAAAATACGGGGCAAGACCAAGGCTGGTTGAATACATGGTGGCGACACTTTCGGGGGCGGCCAGAGCTTATAGGCAAGATAGAAAATATGTCTCGATATATGGTTTGCTCTCGAGTGACTAAGAGGCCAATTTTCATGTTTTTATCATCAAGTATCAGGCCAAGCGATGCTTTATCATGTTTTCCCTTAGATGATGATTACAGCTTCGGCATATTGCAATCGCAATCGCACTACATGTGGTTTCATGCAAAATGCTCAAATATGAAGTCAGACCCGCGCTACACTTCTGAGTCTGTTTTCAACACTTTCCCCTGGCCTCAGGCGCCAAGCAGTAAGGAGGTTAATGATGTCGCTGCCGCAGCACGTGTGCTGCGTCAAATTCGATACGACTCTGCAACAGCGGGCACAGGTTTAAGAGCTCTCTACCGAACCTTAGATCTTGCTGGTAAAAATCCTTTGAAGGAGGCACATGCATCACTGGATGCTGCAGTGATAAAGGCATACGGCTTTTCTAACAAGAAAAACCTCCGACAACAGCTCTTGGATTTGAACCTTCAGGTTGCAAATAATATTGCCGCGGGCCGGCCAGTAACTTTGCCAGGCATACCCGTTGGCTATCCGAAGCCGACCGAATTGGTTACATCAGATTGCTTCGTGTGATTCGAGAGGTTTTTTTGTTACACACCCTCAGCAAATAAATAATTTGGCCGCTAGTGTAAAACCACTAGTGGTCAATGCCGGTCACTATTTCAGCGGTAGACCAACAAGGGGGCGCTCAGTCTTCATGGCTGTTTGAGATAACTCTTTTAAGATGTTAAGCCGCCATAAGTTCCATTTGCTACTGTCCCCACAAGTCTTTCGGCTCCAAAGTTGACACATTATATCCTGTGGCAGGTGATCGCTTTTGGTCGTAAGCAGCCATCCGCGAACGTTTGCTTCTGGCTGATTGCTGCCGATAGCGGTCACTCGGGTGTCATCAAAACCGCAAGCGTCATCTTGATGAATTCCTCGTTCTTGTCTATTGCCCAGAGGGCGCCCCGGACGTTCTCGGCGACATCGGCCGACCCTCGCTGCTCAACCCAATTCGATAGCTCCATGATGGCGGCTTCGAGGGCGAGTTGGTTTTCGTTAATCTTGAAGAGCAGGGAAGGGAGCAGGTCTGAGTTGGGCATTTTGGTTTCCTTGATAGCCAAAGAACCAGCGTAGCACCGTGTTACATGAAGAGTTTCTTAACGATCGGCAGGACGCCGGAGAGGGGGGAGTTTTGTAACGCGTTGCAAAAAGTTTTGTAACGCTTCGGAAAAAGCCGCAAAAACCTCAGATCCCAGAAACGACAAAGCCCTGAATAATCAGGGCTTTGTCGTACATAAAATGGCGGAGGCGATGGGATTCGAACTCATGGACCTGTTACAGTCGACGGTTTTCAAGACCGTTGCCTTAAACC